CAATGTATTCAGCACATATAGTATTTGATAGACATACGGTTTATATAAACCCGTGGGTATCAAGTGCAATGGATGAGGATGAATTAGAAGATGAAGCAATTGAAATGCTTCTTGAACTTTATCCAGATTTAACAAAACAACAAGAAGAACAGTTAGTTAAGAGTATTCAAGATATAGAAGTAGAATTACAAACCGACTAGAGGAGAAGTAGATATGGCAACTCGTAAAGTACCTAAGAAATTTGAAGCTAAGAAAGATGCTAAGACAGAAGCACAACTTTTGATTCAAGCAACAGTTAATAGTACATATAGTTTATTAATTCCGTGTAAGAATGAGCAATTCGTCTATGTAAGAAATCCAATTACAGGTAAAATTTCTCATTTTGAAATCAACAAACCTGAGTTCTTTGAATTCATTAAAGAACTTACAACATTAGGACTAGGAGAAAAAATTGAAAAAGACTTTGAAGATCTTGTACACAATAACAATAGTAATTGGGTTAAAGTTCTTGATCAATTGCGTGAAAGCAATGCGTTCAAACTGGAACAAGTATGACAACAGTAAAAGAAGCAATTAAAATGCTTAAGTCTTATTCAGACCAAGATGAAGAAATTTGTATTGCTTGGTGGAGTAAAGAACTATTTGAAAACCAAACTAATTCAGATGAAGATAATAAAGTAACAGAAGAAGCTTGGAATAAGGTTGTATTAGAGTTTGATGATATGACTGAGCATTACCAAGGATTAATATACGACATAATTGTAGAAACAATAACTGAATATAATGGATGGAGTGAGAATGAATAAAATAGATGGAAATCAGTTACGCAGTAAGTTAGAAAAACTTATGCCTCATTGTTCACTTGATGAAGATAATGAAGGTCAAGTTATTATTTATACCAACCTAAAAGAAACAACAAACGGAAACTATAAGGAGTTAAAATGAACAAAGATAATATGCGGAAAGTAATTGATGCCATTAAATTTGATGGTGCAAAGAAATTTAATATGAGTGTATTTGTCGGAAAGCTTGAATATGAAGATGATCATATAAGCGTATTTGAAAATGATGAATTAGCTCATACATTCCCTGTAAGTAGAGTTAGGGTTATACATGAAGGTACTGATTTGTTTAATTGTACCTCAATGGGTTGTATTGCTGGTTTTGCTACAGCATTGGCTAATGATTGGAAAACTCCTGACTGGATGAGAAAAGATGATCCTTCAGGTCATCTATATCAATTTGAAAATGAAGCTGCTAATTACTTAGGATTAAGTACTGCTGAGGCTAAGAATCTTTTCTTCGGAGATGATAATAGTATTTGGAAATGGCTAATGCATCATGAAGCAGAAAGATATCCAAATCTAGAATTGGAAGATTATGAAACAATGCAAGACGCAAATGATTGTGAGATTGAATGGGATGATAGAGATCTATACGCAAACTTTCATACCATTGATTATCTTACTGCAGTGGATGTTTTAACTAGAATCTTTAATGAAGAAATTGGTTTGGCTTGTGATGAAATGCAACAACCTTATTATATCAAGAAAGAAGCGGTAGTGTCATGAGTAATCCATATTGGAGGGGAATGGTTAAAGATGCACTCGGTTGTGATGATGATTACGCCGATATTCTTTTAAATTTCCAATATAAAGTATCTAATGGTCCAGATTTTTCTGAAGCTAGCGAAGGAGAATTGGATAAGTATTGGAGATGGATACATCTAGAATATCAAGACCACCTAAAGGAGAATAAATAATGGAAGTAATTGGAAGAAAAATTGTTGATGTAAGATCACTTAATAAGAAAGTAATTGAGAAAGAGGGTTGGGATAATAGTCCTTATAACTCTGTTTGTTTGGTATTAGATGATGGTTCAATTATCTATCCCTCACAAGATGAAGAAGGTAATGGTCCAGGTTGTTTCTTTGCAATGGATAAAGAAATGGACACTGCCTTTTATATTTTCCCAAATGAGTGAACTATCTAGCATTTAACATTTATAAACGATTATAAACGATTACAGACCCAAATGGAGGGCTTTTAATATGGAAACACTAGAACAATTAAAGAAAGATTTATCTGAAATAACTAATGACGGACAAGCTTTGCGTCATATTGCAAAAAACCTTATAAAACAGAATATGAAATCAAGGTTACTTGCGTATGAATATGACGAAGATACAGGCGATGATATTGTCATAAATGATGATGATTGTGCTTATCGTGGTATGGATGTAAAAACTAAGACAGACACAAAATGTGCCATTGGTTGGCTTATTTTGGATAATCTTTATGATCCAGATATAGAGGGTAAAACAGCAGTTGATGATGAAGTATTAGACGCTGTTAATGAATCAACTCCTAATTGGAATAAAACAGATAAGAGTATGGCTATGCTTTCTTTTGCACAAAGAATTCATGATGCCAATGAACCTAAAGATTGGCAAAAGGTATTTGCTGTAACTGATTATAAATTAATCTGTCCTTTAGACGATTCTTTTAGATTAGATAAAGACAGTACTGATATTGTTGTTGAAGATCTGATTAAAGCATATAAGATTTCAGATTCGTATAATAGAGACTATCCAAACAATAAACAAGAAAAGGCAGGGAAATAACATGAATAAGGAAAACTTACAAAGAGTAATTGATGCCATTAAGATTGATGGTGCGACAAAATTTAACATGAGCACATTCATTGGTAAATTTGACGAAGAGTATAAAGTTGAAAATGTATTTGAACATGGTGAATTAGCAAGTACATATAGGGCAGATCAAGTAAAGAATATGATTGTGGGTACTGATATTTTCAATTGTACATCTATGGGTTGTATTGCTGGGTTTGCTACAGCAATAGTTAATAACTGGAAAGCTCCTGAATGGTTAGCAGGTGACGATACTATTGACTTTGTTCGTCAGTTTGAAACAGAGTCAAATGATTTCTTAGGCTTTTCTTATGACGAAGGAAGAAACATTTATTACAATGCTGATTCATGTATTTGGAAATGGTTGATGGTTAATGAACCAGATAGGTATGAATTTAAACTTGAAGGTGATTATGAAACAATAGATGAAGCAACTGAATACGGAGAAGAGTGGGATAGTGGTGATTTGTGTGTTGATTTCACTTCTATTGATTATCTTTCTGCAGTAAATGTATTGACCAGAATATTAAATGAAGAAATTGGTTTGTGCGATCACAATAAAGAGCCTTTCTATATTAAGAAAGAAGCCTTAGTAGACTAATAAGTAACCTATTTGAAAGGATTGGGGTATGTCAACTTATACAGATAGACATAAGAGAGCGCATCAAAGAAAACAAGAAATGAAGAAATTAAACCCAGATTATAAAGGGAGAGTTAAAGGAGAAAGAACTCAAGCTAGAAATAGAAGAACGGAGAAGTGCTTAATTGAAATAGGTTTTGATCATACCAAAATTCATACAGGGATTTGTTGTTTTATTGGCTGCAATACGGTTAAGAGTCAGTATAACAAAGATCATTGCTGTGTGTTGCATCAAAAGCTAATTGTTTCAAGAGGGTTCTTCTTTATTATTGAAAGAGAAAACTATTCAAAAGCAGAAGGGAGGGATATATGAGAATGGTATTAGCATTGTTCCTAGGGTTATACATTGGACTTCATTGGCATACCAAGAGAAGTGTAGATAAATATGATTACCCTGGAGAAAATAAAAGACATATTCATCGGCATTGGGAAAGGGATTAAGTTATGGCTATTGATAAACATGGAGAATATATGGATCTTACTTTAGAACAAATGGAAAGTGGTATTGTTTTAATTAAGGGATTTATTGAGGATTTACAGCATTCTGTTATGGGATATATGGTTACTTCTCACCCTGATTATGACAGTATCAATGGCATTTTAAATAACCTTAGGTTATTGATTGCGGAGTATAAAAGGGATTTATATGAAGATTTTGTAAATACTACATATGGACATGGACACGAAACAAATGATTGGAGCCCAACATTATGAAATACGAAGATAATAAGGATAGGATGATTCCAGTAAAATTAGATGCTGTAAGAGTAATGCAAGATCCAGAAACTGGTGAATTCTTTTATGATATCTGTTATGAATGTGACAAAATGTTAAATGAAGAGGAGGCTGCTTATGGACATGACTGTGAAGGATGAAATTGAACAAGACATTCTTCGTCTTGAAAGAGAAATTCAAGTCATTGAGAAAAGGATAGACGAAACTGATAAGTCTAATGAAGAGAATGTATCTTTGTTAACCATTTTAAATATCCAAGCACATAATAGAACTTTGGCTTATTTGGATTGCAAAATAAAATTAGAAAGGTTGGTAGGATGATATATTATGGCGAATGTATATCGGATGAAGAGATGATGTATGAATACAATTTTGATAAGCTTAGAGAAGAATTAAGCAAAACAATTATCCCAATACAACCCTATATTAATGGTAAGGATAAATATGAGCAATGATGAATATAATGATTTGAATCCAGAAGAAGTTTTTAACCTAATCTTTGGTGGTAGGTGGCTGAAAGAGTTGATTAGTAACTCTGATCTGGAGATGGAAGATAAGATTACAGCCAATGATATTGTTAATGAATTTCTTCGTTTCATAAAAAATCGGGTTGAAGGAGTATTAAGTCATCCTAGTAATCAAGATAAGTATTCATATGAAGTAGTAAAGAGTATGTTTGACTCTGGAACAAACCCATTGGCAGATACACAGGAAGAATTGAATGCCCAGATAATAGATATGTTTAATAGATAAAAATATAGATTGAAATAATTATAGAGAGAAATAGCTGAAAGATTATTAGAAGGAAATAGCTGAAAACTATTAGCATTAGTAAGTAAAGCGTTCCAATATCGTTCATATATTATCAATATATGTGGTGTACGATATTAATATTTAGCTGATATATCACAGAATAAGAGTCCAGGAATAGCCCTAAACATAGCTATTCTTGGGCTTTTTTTTGCCTAAAATTAGGGTAATAAATAAATAAAAATAGGCATAAATATAATAATATACGACTAAATTGGTCAACAATTGAACAAAACGGGGCAAAAAAGCTCATAATTAGAGACCCCCTATGATTCGCTATACGAAATAACCTATATCAGTCCTTACTAGGAGGATAGATACATAGATATAACTAATCAACCCCCTTTTAATAGGTCTTTTTACAGCCGCTAATCTCCAGCGATTTTAGTACAGATTTATCGGGGGTTAAATGGTTCTGTATACATACTGATATACGCATTGATTACACAGTTGTAATTTGCCCCGACAGATATAGAGAATCGCATCCGCTATCCCAGCCCCTATGATAACCCCGACCTCCTCATTGTTAATTGTAAATACATTTCTGATTGTATAGGTATAAACATGTGTATGATTAGTAACATTATTAAAAACGCAGATATAAACATATAAATTTTGGCGGGTGTACAAATACAAATACATTTCTATTTGGACCACCCGCCATTTACATGAATAGAGATTGAGAATTTGTATTAAATATCTAATCGCATTGGCATAGACAAAACGGGTGTTCTCTGGGCGAATAGCCAGCGAGAACACCCGTAAAGAAAAACCCCATACGCCTTATGGCATATGGGGTTTGTCTCTATTACCTAACGGGGGAATTACTTACGGTTGCGCTTCGCCTTTACTGGCTTGAGCGATACGACCATTTCGCCTGCTGTAGTCCACAAAATGGAGCAGTCACGGTCACACGCTTCGCCAGCCTTGGCAACACGCCCACGCCATGAATTTTTGTGATTAACAAATTCATCGTCTGTTGGGTCGCCTTGGGCATCGGCATAAATAAAGGCATCGCCAGCAACATTAGCGTCTAATGACATAATGTCGGCAAGTAACGCCTGATCTATGACAGCCTGCCTGCCACGCTTCACCAAATTGGTGATTTCGCTCAAATTGACTTTAAGGGTCATTGTATTTCCTTTATGGGATATGACTTGGCATTGTTACCCACAAATACATAGTAACAAGTAAGTGAGAATATGTATTCAATATATTTCTCCTCTATTTCCCAATTGGCTGTTGTTCAACTTGAGCTAGGCGCACCGTTGAACCACAGCCGTGTATTGTGATTGGGAATTGTGTACTAAACATGAGATCAGGTGTGACTCTAAGCGGCGGTTGTTCTCTGGGCGTATAGCCAGCGAGAACAACCGCCAAGAAAGCCCCGTGAGCACTAAGGCTCACGGGGCTCTTGTATTCATTGGGCTTGCGGGGCACTAACTACTTGCGGTTGCGCTTAGCCTTGACGGGCTTGAGCGAGACGATCATCTCGCCTTCGGTTGTCCAATTGACCGAGCAATCAACGCCGAGATACTCGGCACTGCGGGCAACACGCCCACGCCAAGTGTTCTTGTGATTGGCAAAGTCTTCATCACTTGGATCACCTTGTGCAAGATCATAGATGATTGCATCACCAATGATTGCTGGATCAATGGTCTGAATCTCTGCAACAAGATTCATATCAAGGATTGCCTGCCTGCCACGCTTGACCAAATTGGTCAATTCGTTTAGATTGACTTTCATTGTAGTTATCCTTTATCGGATACGACTTGGCGTTTATACCGACATCAATAACTATACCTATGTCATCAGAATTTGTATTCAATATAAAGTCCCTATACTTCCCTTACGGCGGTAGTGCAACTTGAGCTAATCGCACCGTTGCCCAACCGCCATGTGTCGGGATAGGAAATGTGTATTAAATTTGTGAGCATAGGGACTCTCTGCAAGGTGGTGTTCTCTGGGCGACTAGCCAGCGAGAACACCACCCAAAAAAACCCCACAAGCCATAAGGCTTATGGGGTTAGTTTGGCAAGGTAACTCTTTACCTCACTATGGTCTCACTACTTGCGCTTGCGCTTGCCCTTGACAGGCTTGAGTGATACCACCATCTCTCCCTCTGTAGTCCACAGAATGGAGCATTCACGGTCGCAAGCCTCGCCTGCTTTTGCGACACGACCTCGCCAAGTGTTTTTCCAATTTGGAAAATCCTCATCGCTGGTGTCGCCTTGTGCGTCCTCGTAGATGAATGCGTCACCCTCAATCGCTGGGTCTAGCGCCTGGATATCGGCAACTAGAGCGAGGTCAATAATGGCTTGTCTGCCACGCTTGACCAAGTTTGTGACTTGGCTTAGATTTATTTTCTTACTCATTGGCTTTTCCCTTGCGATGAGTTTTTAGCCATCGCTCACGGAATGTGAGCAATTAGGCGCTCACCAACACTCATTACATTACATATGTAAAGAGAATATGTATTCAATATAAATATGTCATCATCCCCTTACTGCTGGAGTGCAACTTGAGCTAGGCGCACCGTTGCCCACCACCCTCATAGCATGTATGGTGAGCGTGTATTCAACATTGGGCATCGCTGTGTGCTGTGTGGTCGGTGTTCGGGCAAAAAAAAATCCCCCCAAGCCTTTCGGCTTGAGGGGACTGCTTGGGGAAGCGACTTGGTTACTTAGTGCGCTTCTTGCTTAGCACGGGGATAAGTTTGCCTTTATCCAAGTGGAATTGGATACTTAGTTTGGTTGACCCTTGCGCCCTTGCGATACGGGCACGAATACGCCCTTTATCTACAACGGTATTAGGGATACGACACTCTGTGACCATTACATCTGTCGCATTGGTTACAGCGTTCACACAGTCAATTAGATACTGATCGTGACGCTTAGCACGACCACGCTTGATTACATTGACTGAACCTGCCTTTACTTTACGCATTTGCTTCTCCCTTGTCGTTGCGACTTGGCGCTGTACCGACACTCAATACCTTACAATATGAGCGAGAATATGTATTCAATATGTTTATATCATATTATCCTTATTGCTGGAGTGCAACTTGAGCTATGCGCACCGTTGCCCACCACCCTCATAGCATGTGTAGTGAGCATGTATTCAATATGGTTTACTGTTGCGTGCTGTCTGGTCGGAGTACGGGCAAAAAAAACCCCCCCAAGCCTTTCGGCTCGGGAGGGAATTTTTCAAACTGCTTTCCGTAGAAAGCAATCACCGTGCGCTGTCCAATGGACAGATACTGGCTTGATGGCGGGGTGATTATGTATATCACGCTCCACCATGCGCTTGTAATACCTGCACCTTACACCGCCTTCCTTCAGTATCTCATCAGGCACCTTGAGAGCGTCAAGGATTACCCCGTCTACTTTAGGAATGCGTAGCGAGGCTACGGCGTGCAGGATCTCGTACAGCACCTCTTGGCTAAGCGACATTATTCGCCTTCCTCTTCGGTGCCTGCAAATTCCTTATCCCAGCACTCTGAATGAATGCCTGTCATAAGTTGTTCACGCTCCCCTGCCGAGAGTGCGGGGAATGCATCTTGGATATATTCCCCTTGCGCACGCTTGACTACGCCGATCTCCCACACTCCGAGATCCATAGTGATCTCACCCATCTTGCTACAGAGTGGGCATTGCTCGGTGGGAATGCTAATTACTGTTCTCATTGCTTACCCCTTATCGCTGTGACTTGGCACCTTGCCGACAGATAACACCTTACCAAGTGAGTGAGAATATGTATTCAATATAAAAGCATCATCATATCCTTATCGCTGGAGTGCAACTTGAGCTATGCGCACCGTTGCCCACCACCGTATCTTGTGTGCGTTGAGTGCATATTAAACCCTGAGATCTATGCGTCCTGAGATGGTGGTGTTCGGGGCACAAAAAAACCCCCTGCCCGAAGGCAAGGGGTTGATTTGTATTATTGGGGGTGGATAGTCGCTATTGAGCGATTGTGTTTGCTTTGGCTTCGGCTTTGGCTTTATCCGTTGTCTGGTTCTGGATAGTGCTTGAGTAGGAACGAACAAGGAACAAGAGCCCTTGTGTTGATGGGTGATTGCTTCCGTTCTTGCTCAATGCCTGCTCGTACTTATCGGTGAGCATTGCCAATTGCTCGCCCAGTGTCATTACGGTATCGCCATTGCGCATATCGGCATTGACAGCCTTGATACGCTTGTTGGCTTGTACCTGCTCACGGCTTTGCTTAGCCCGTGCTTGCGCCTTGCTTTGCTGTTTCATTGTATTCCCCTTGTCGTTGTGACTTGGCACTCTTACCGACACTCAATACCTTACAGAGTGTGAGAGAATATGTATTCAATATGAAATCGTGTGCATCCCCTGATCGCTGGAGTGCAACTTGAGCTAGGCGCACCGTTGCCCACCACCCCACAGCATGTGTGCGTTGAGTGCATATTAAAACTCTGAGACCTATGTGTGCTGTGTGTTGGGTGTTCGGGCAACAAAAAAACCCCCACCCGAAGGTGAGGGTTTGATTGTTCGTATCAGTTGTAGATACGATACCTGTCCTGCTGTTTCTCCAGCAAGTGAGCCTGGCGCTTCCTGTCGTACTTCCTGCACCACGCTTTCGCTGAACGCAGGCTGTCTGTCTCGTAACGCTCTACTGTACCCTCAACCACACGGTCTGAGGTTGTTGTATAGCACCACGCTACATACACGCACACACCGTCATCAGCGTATGTAGAGTAAATCTCATACATATGACCATTAGTGTAAGCGTAGAAGGAACCAAGTATTAGGGAAAATTCCATAATGGTTATCCTCTCTATCGGGGTTAGGTTTGTTCCGACATCTACTACCTTACAGAGTAAGTAAGAATATGTATTCAATGTAAATCTACCCGCATCACCTTATCATTGGAGTACAACTTGAGCTAAGCGCACCGTAGTCCACCAAGCACAGCATGTGTAGGCTGAGTGTATGTTAAACTCTGAGACCTACCTGTGCTGTGTGCATGGTGTTCGGGGCAAAAAAAAGTGAGCGTGTGATGTGTCGGAGGGGACACACCACACGCTCGCTGGTTGGGTTTAGTTATTCGTTATTTACCCCTTTCCGTTGAGGTCTCAAGGTCTTTCCACATTTGATCCAGTTCCTCACGAGAACGCTTGTAACCAAGACCAGTCCAACCGCTCCAGTCTGTATATGCCTCATCATCTGCGGCACCTGTAGCAATCTCATAGGGAGTGTACTTGGTCTCAAGCCATTCATCGTAAGCACGATCACGGGCTGATTCAATCGCATTGTCTCGCTCGGCGTATCCAAACGCATACCCCGACAGACAACACAGTATTCCAAATGCCATAAGCATTAGGACTAATCCGTATTCATCCATTACCTTGCTCCTTGTCGTTGTGACTTGGCACTCTTACCGACATCCATTACCTTACATAATGAGAAGGAATGTGTATTCAATATGAATATGACCGCATACCCTGATGATTGGAGTGCAACTTGAGCTAGGCGCACTGTCGCCCACCAAACATTGTGAGCGTGTAGTGAGCGCATACTCAACAACTGTGTCCTGCCTGCCCTGGGTCTTTGGTGTTCGGGCATAAAAAAAGGGGAGGAGCCGAAGCCCCTCCCCTCTCTGCTTACTTGCGTAGGTACTCCCTGATCATGGTGACTGCGCCCCAGATCACCATGACCATCATTGCCGTAAGCGGGTCAATGTTGATATCCATTATTCACCCCCTTTCATGTGTTGTAGGAATAAAGCCCTGACGGGTCTTACATCAAGTCCTTTGCCATCTGTTCAATCGTGCAGGCTTGAGCCTTGCAACCTTCAACAAGGTTGCTCAGTTCATCCAACAAGCCCTGTGCCTCATTGGCAAGGGAACGGATTGAAAGGATGTCAAAGTTCTCGCTCACACGGAAGTTTGTGTAAAGATTGTCTGTCTCACCAGTCTCGTAGGACTTGGCACTCTCTAACGCTCTCGCAACCGTGATTGCGAATGACTTGCAGGCTGTCGTTGACACGGCAGTCCCTTTCTGTCGCTGTGGCTGGGCACCTTGCCGACATCCATAACCTTACAGGATGAGCGCAAATGTGTATTCAATATAAATACATCACCAACCCCAACAATCGGTTGTTCAACTTGAGCTAAGCGCATCGTTGAACCACCGTCATGTATTGACCCTACACGACACAGGATTCTCATATGGCAAAAAAAAGTAAAGTAACACTCATAAAATATGTACTAAAATTTGGGATGGGATGGTTCGGTGCGGGTAATGTACTAGATAGAAAGTTTGGGGGAATAAAAAAGACCGCTAAACATGCACATGCCCCTGGGTGATTAGTCCAGAGGCATCTGCACCTATAACGGTCCTAAGGTTAGCTTTCGCTGCCTCTCCTAGTATAGAGAGAGAATTATTTGTCTCATAATAATAATGTATGGGTGTATTATTATTTCTTAGAATTGCTTCGGGTGTTGCGGTAGAAGCCATGCCCGTTGAATTGAATTCCAGGCGGGGAATACGATTGTTTGAGCACAGCTCCGCATTCGGGACAATCTTTTGTTTTCTGATCTTCCAGAATAGATCTTACTTCTTCGTAGGTATGCCCATTAGGGCAGCGATAGTTGTACTGTGGCATTTATACAGTATAGCGTAAAAATGGTATACTTCCTATATGAGAGTTTGGATTGATCAAGACTTATGCACTGGAGATGGATTGTGCGCAGAGATAGCTCCCGATGTGTTTACGATGATGCCCGATGGTTTAGCATATGTACGAGAAGGAGACAAAATTTTTGCCTCCTCTGTGGGAAACCCCGAAGGCGCAGCTGGTTTAGCATCTTTTGCCGATGATCGGTTGGAAGATGTGATTGAAGCCGCCGAGGAATGTCCTGGCGAATGCATCTTCATTGAACCTTAATGCCACAAACTTGTTACTACAATCATTTTTCGCCACCTGTGATATAATATAAAGATGTACGAGTATAACATTAAGAAAGTAACCAAGGTAGTAGATGGTGACACAATTGATGTTGATATTGATTTAGGCTTTAACATCTCTTACGCACAACGAGTCCGACTGGCTGGAATAGATACTCCCGAGTCACGCACCAAAGACCTGCGAGAGAAGGCTCTGGGGCTTGAAGTGAAAGATAAAATCAAAAAGGCGATAGATTCCGCCAAAACAGTTGTTATAAAAACAGAGCTCCCCGATAGCACCGAAAAGTACGGGCGTATCTTGGGCTGGGTATATTTGGATGGAGCCGCCAAATCCTTGAACGAACAACTCATTGAAGAAGGCTACGCATGGGGATACATGGGCGAAACCAAAATCAAAGACTTTGATGCCCTCCTTGCCAAGCGCAACAAGAAGTAATTAAGACTTAGCGTTCCGTCTTAGTACGATTTCCGCCACGACAAACAAAACAGCGCCAATGGCAAGATAACGGGAAACTTCCATAAAGTAAATAAAAACCAACTCGGTCATCCACCACACCCACATCACGGAAACTACCTCAAATCCTTGTTAGTATCTTTTTGCGCCACTACATCATAATCATATCGGTCATCATCCGATGTAAGCCATTTCTCCCCATCTTCAACATCCCAAATCTTTTGATTAATCAACCTTTCAATAAGAGGTTTATCTTTCTTGGTTGTATATGAAGGATCCCATAATCTCACCCGATTGTTTGGCTGGATAGCAAAGTTACCATCAGCCCTTTGAATCACATGCCCGCACTTGTGCTGACCTGGGTTAACCGAATAACCTGCATCCAAAGTGTTAATGTCGGGAGAATGCCAATCCAAAGTGAATAGATACTTGCCATTTACCTTATTGGCATGACGATCAATATAAGTCATTGCCATACCCTTCATATGTTGGAAGGTGGTAACGGTGATATGCGATGAAAAGCTATTCCACATCACAAGGTCATGTAGATCCACTTCAGGACTGTCTAGAGAGGCGCAGAAAGCATTTATAGGGGCTCTCCACCAAACACCGCCATCTTCCATTAGAAAATGAAATACGGGCGCTCTGTCGGGAATGGAAGCAACTCCAAAAATAACACAAGGAAACTTCAAGTCATGGCTATCTAATTGATTACGCAAAAAGTTACCACGGACATAACATTCAATTGGGGGAATAGAAGCATTTAACTCTGGCATATTGTTTTTATGGGATTTGCCCCACTCCTTGTCTAAAGTCTATGTTCATTACCATTCTAAATGGATATTGTACAGGACTGGAACCCGCATGAAGGGTGTTCCCATCAAATATAATAGCCCTACCCTTTTTAGGATACACAATGTCTTCTTCATTCCAATCTTTATCAAAAAATATTGTTGGACCATCAGATTCATTAATGTAATATACGCAAACCATATGATCAATCTTTGTTCCATCGTCATACCCTAGATCAACATGTGGAGTGTGGGGCTCGTATGAACTGTACGGTGGGCATGGGGATGTTAAATTAGCCTTAGCCCGAAATAATGTAATATCTCCACACTCCCGAACAATTGCATCAAACAATGGACGAATGATTTTTAAATGTGGGGAAGCGGCTTTCTCATCATGCATAAATAAATGATGGGTAAGTTGAACAGGTGCATGAGCCCACGGCTTACCACCAGAGTTGATATTCGTTGGATGTAAACGCCAAACAAATTGATTGGAGCCAACATAGTCCAACAACTCATCTTGCTGTTCTACAGAAATAAAGTTATCTATAATTTTCATGGCTGGCGAGGTAGGGTTTGAACCTACGACCCACGGATTAACAGTCCGTTGCTCTGCCAACTGAGCTACTCGCCAGAGTATTACTTAATTAACAGTATAGCAATTGTAATTGCGTGAAGTGTGAAATACACTGCATGCGTAATTTTATCTTGTTTTGACATTATACCTCCTAAGAGCCCCCTCTCGGGATTGAACCGAGGACCACCTCATTACAAGTGAGGTGCTCTACCACTGAGCTAAAGGGGCGTTTATGCATACCTTACACTGCTAGACAATGCATACTTAACAATACCATAATTAGGGTTCTTGATGTCTGCGGATAGCAAAGTATAGTCGTGCAAGATATTATCTATTCTGCGTCTATTATAGGCTGAGTGAAATTCAATTAAATACAAATCGGGTTTGATGATCATATTTTCTAAAATTTCAATTTCAGCGCCTTCTGTATCAATTTTTACAATGTCTGCTTTTGGAAGTAAACTTGCTGGCATTACAGAAACATCTTCGCCATCTTCAATTTGTTCAAGCCCATGCTCAAAACTGCATTCACCAATATTGTGGGCTCCGTAGTACATTCTTCTAGTTTCTTCTTTTGATCCTATTGCAACATTTGATATTACAATATTGTCCATGTCTTTTGTATTTTCTTTTAATAGATTAAAATTATTTTTAATTGGTTCATATGCATATATTTTTGAATTAGTCCAACGCTTATTAGCCCATAAAGAAAAACCACCAATATTCCCGCCAATGTCTAAAATTATTGGATTTGAATTTTGATATGCAATATCATATTCACCTTCAAATATTTTCTCTACATGTTTAACCATGTTATCTGGAACTTGCATTGCTTATACCTTTGTGCTCTCACTGGGACTTGAACCCAGAAACCTTTCGGTCAAGGGTTTTAAGCCCTCCGTGTTTGCCGATTTCACCATAAGAGCGTTCATTTCTTTTTTACTACTTTCTTTTTAGCAACTTTCTTTACAACTCTTTCTTTCGGCATATCTGGTAGAGGCATCCACTTACCCAAAGATTCTGAAATAGCATCAATGATCCGCTCAATTTCATAATCCAAAACATTAACTGTTGTTTTCAAAATTGCTTTACCTTTTAGATCGTCATCTTCTACTTGTAAAATTTCTGAAACAACTTCTGATAAGTGAGCCATGTGGCAATGCAGCAACTCATGAACAACTGTTGCACGAAAGTCTGTTGCGGTATCTTTCCTAAAATCTTTGTGAAGATACATCTTTGCTAGGTGCTGACCGTGAACAACTTCTGTTTCACCAAGAGCATCGGGGCTAGATGGTTTAGTCTGCATAAGAATTGTCCAATGAGAAAGCCCCATCATGTTCTTTAGCTTATTAACATAACGAACCACCCATGCATCCATAGGCGCAACGACTACACTAGGCTTTGTCATCAAAATCCCTCTCGCCTGGGTAAACTCTCCAGTCCAAGTCTCCGTTGTTCCAAAATGGAATTTCTCCAAGAACTTTTGCCATCTTACCAATTAGCGGATCTTCTTTTGGAGCAAAAATATCAAGATCGTACATCCAGCCTGCGGAGTACACTTCTTCGGAGAACGCCTCCATAACAACTGGCAGGGCTTCTTGAATAAGATCCTTGAGTAACCTGTTTTCTGCCAAAAGATTATTTATCTTGTGTTCTTTAACTTCTTCCCTGAAAATTGCATAGTTGAATTCATCATCATAGAAATTATTGTCACTCACTGTCATCCTCCTTATATTTGGTAATTACAGTATACCCAGTTGACGGACAAGTTGTTTTGTTTTTTATAGAATTAATTTCTTTACGCACAACAACCCTTTGCACCCATCTGTCAGTCCCATCATATCTTGCTTCAAATGCAGTTCTTCCATGAACAGTAATGTTGTTATCCAAAACCAGCAAATCTCCAGCTTTTAAAAAAACAGTCTGCGTGTTTCGTTCAATAGCCTTGGTAAAAACATTTAAAGCCATTTGAGCCTCTGTAGTTATCCCAGTCATAACTGTTCTATCATATTTCATAATGTATCTATTATTAATGTCCCTGCTGATTACTGGAACGGTTGTAAAGTAGTCATCTTCTCCATTTAATCTAAAACTATCATCAATGGATGTTTTAAATAAATTCTTTTTTAATATTTCTACAATGCCAACATGTATGTCTTTTAAAATATCCGACAGTAGGGAATATGTTGTACCAGCATTACTGTCACCACGCAAACATAGCAATAATAAGTAATCTGGAATATATGCATGAAATGCTGTTTCCGTGTGTAGTTCTAAATTTACTTTAGACGATGAAGATATCTGATGCTCAGCCTGCCTTCTGATTGGAAAAATGTTTTGAACAATTTGTCCACGCTGTTCTTGCAGATATCCAATTGGATGACCAAAGCTCTTAGCGTATTCCAATAACAATGAGCTTGCTTTCTTTGTATCAAAAGTCTCAAGCAAGTTTGATGGGGTAGGTGGGATATCACCAATATCTAGATTTCTAAATAAGATCATATCCCACCCCAGCCATAATTAAATACTTACTCGTTCTTCTTTTGGATTAAGAATTTCAAAATGCCCACGCTTTACTTTTTTAAAGTAACCACGATTGGCATTATAGAAATTATAGAATGTTGGGAGCGAGATTTGTACATCTGTTGCTAATTGCACAGGGGTAACAACCTTTCCAACATTTCCATTCAAGAAATTAACAATATTATCTTGCTTTGATTTTCTTCCAGTCATTTGTTTCACCATCCTTTCTTTAAAGTTAAACATACCAGCATATTGCTCATATTCATTTTCTGAAACATTATAATACTTCATAGTCTTAACTGGGGACCAGTTTTTATAATGACCATAGATTACCGATGAAGCCGCACGGTGATTGTCGGGATTAACCAATGAAATTAGTTTTTGATGAATCTTATGGAAATCAGGTGTCCGAGTAAAATCATTATCTTCGTCTTCTAAAAGTTCTTCTGCCATAGCCCCTCTTTTGTAGGTGTTAAATAGATCTTACCATTTTTAGAAAAGAAAACTCCTCGTTTTTAGAAATTCTTTTGGAGAATATAAAAAGGGCGCTCCTCGTATCTATAATAACCTTTCGGAATATCATAAATCAAGAAACGCCCTTAAAATTATTTTTTAACAGTTGCTGGTTTTTTTAAATCGCCATGTTGTTTAATATGACCTTCAAGCTTACTATCCACATTCTTAACATCTGAATGCAAACCCCTGAGTAAGTCAGCAACAACGCCATGATCCGACTTATTTTCTTTTCTGCCCGCTTGTACGAGGGCAGCCAGAACAACGCCTACTGCGGCAACTACCGCTACAGCAATAGCTTCCATGTGTTTACTTTGCCATCAAAAAGCTGGCAATTACATCAACATCAATGTCAAATGTGCCATAGGCGGCTTCGTGAGCCTTGAGTGAATTAATCAAGTCTGCTTTGCGAACAGTAACTTTTTCCTCTTTCCCGTCATCAACAAAATTGCTTACAGGGGTGGATGAAGAACTGCCCTCACCTGTTGATCCAGTATCGCTACCTGCAAGGGATGCGGCTGGTTTGGTGTTTAACATAAATGTTACATCTTTAACTGCCTTACTTAACATGTCAATTTGACTCTGATGATACGATGCTGTTTCAACAAATTCTTTCATTTGAGCAAAAGCGGCTTTAGCCATATCGTCATTCTTCTTCTTTAGAAAAGAATGCTGATTGATCATTGCTTCTGCATTGTCTACTGGAACTTTAATATAATTCATGTATTCTCCTTGTATTTTAGATATACCTAATAGCATATCATAAAAATAATTCTATTACCTTGTTTTTTAAATAATCAATCATGGACTCTTCATCGTCCATCTCCTCTTCAGGGTCATCTTCAACAACACCGTCTGGAATGATCGCAAATCTGCATTTACCTTCATCCTCTACTTTCTGAGCAATAATCTTACAAACACCATTGCCCTCGTAAAGAACGCAATTTGAACATTTAACCCCAATGTCTTTAACATCATTTTCTTCGGGGCTATCATAGCCAGCCCACACCCCAGTCTCATCTTCGTTAAATTTACCGTACCGAAGGGTAATTGCAATCAACATATCAGCCAACACTGCTTCCTGTTCATCAAGGTCATCCGCAATCTTGTTTACATATTCTTCTGACTTATTCACAACCCTGTAGCCGCCGCCTCGTTTTTTATATTCACGGACAAGCCATGCATTAGCATAGGCTGAAGGGTAAACATCAAATTTTGCTTTAGCCGCAGCTTTCACTCTGGCATATAATTCTGGGTTTGTTGGAACATTACGAGATGCTTTTTTAACATCTGTTGAAACATTAATAGGCTTTTTGCCCTGCCTAGTCTGTGATGACTCTGCTGTGCGCTTACGCCTAACAGCGGATGCAATCTGTGCAGGTGTCATTCTGGCAGCACGAGCGGCTGGTACGCACTTTGGATACTTGCCTGACTCGGCATCTGCTCTACCACATGGCTCAAACCCACCGCCAGATTTTGGTCTTGAAATATCAACCCATCTTTCCCCAAACCATTGCGTTAAGCTTTTTTGAATATCATCAACAAATTTCTTTTTCTTTTTTGAACCATAGCCCCGTTGCGGATTCTTAATACCAGAACCCATTGAGCTAGTAGTTACTTCGTTAGCCTTTTCTTCATAGCCATTTGCCCGTGCAGCAACGCCCTGCATTTGGGCTTTCATCTTTGCGGCTTCCATAGATTTTTCATCGCCAGCGGTGTATAGATAGCACTTACCGCTATCCCCCCACTTGTATCCTGGTTTATCCCCATCGGAGCATGAACGAATTGGCATGATCTACTATTGTAGCAGATTATTCATATACCGAATAGAGATCCTCTTGAGTCCATCTTTGAACTGGCATTTTTACATCTCTAAAATAGTGAAAAGCATCTTCCGATGTATAATATATCCTAGCGTAAGCAAGCCTTGCGCCTTCATCGTAAGCGCTACAATCTGGGTTGTTATCCAGGTATAAAGCTTTATACTGGTATATATCTTCTTGCCAATGGATAGCATTAACTGGTACCAGTTTCCAGTTGCAATACGGACATAGTTTTTCGGGGTAGGGAAAGTCTTTCTTAAGACCACCAAGTAGCATTAAAAATCTCCTTCTTCTTTCTTCCTATCTTCTTTAGTAAAGCTCTCTCTTAATAAGTAATTAATAATATGGTCTAAAGATGACCGTGCTATTTCTACGCCATCCATAAGAGCATTCATTTCATCAAGCGTCATTGGGTAATCGTCACCAGGACTTTGTATAAAAAAAGCTGGGACATAGCTGTTTTCAAAAGGAACAGTTTTAATCACAATAGACAGGCTCTCTATGTCCTCTAAATTGCTCTCACCTTCGTATGGTATAATTCTCATCGCAGTCAATTCCTTTATTGCTAACAATTGTAATGTCTTTATATGATATTAGCATATTTCTTAGCAGCGATTTTAGCATAATTTGTTCTGTATTTTTCACTTTGCCAAAAATAAGTACAATTTCATAGTCATCAATTTTATCTTTAAAAAATAATTTATAATGTTTGTCTTTAATAATGTTAACTTTTTTGTTTAAAAAAAGTTTCATCCAAAGCTTAACAAATCTTGAAGTTGTTGCTGGGCATATATAAATATAAACCTGAGAGTCTTTTAAATTATTTAAGAAGTTTACTACATAGTCATAAGGATAAGATGTATCGCTAAGAACTAATACTTTCTTGTTCTTTAGATAATCAAAGTTAATTTCATTTAATTGATACATTGCTGCTATCTTGTGATTTACGATGAAGCACTATATACATACTAATAATTAATGTAAGCAACATTCCTGATCTTAAACCAATATCCGTATCAAACCCCCAGAGGATAGCAAAGCGTAGCAGTATTGCGTTTAAAGATAGATATAGGAAATAAACAATGAAGTTAGTAAACATGATAAGTCATTATCTCATACTTTTTTTAGAAAATCTCAAGAAAATTGTTTTTTGTAGGAATTTTTTTTAAACGATGTGGTATGCTACGCATGCAAAGCGTGCTGGTGTACTTAGCAAACACATATACTATATAAACTATATACACTTATGTATACCAAGCATTCATAGCATACGGGGTATAATCCTGAAGGTGGTATACTAAATTTATGAAAATAGTTGGAATTGTTGAATCTGACGAATGCAGCGGGGCAGCTATTGTTGATTGCGATTTCATCTCCATAGTTAAGATGGATAATTATTATATAGCCGCCTCAAAATGTATGTTTACGCACACCCCAGTTACCTGTGAAATTTCTAAAGAAAATGCAGAAAAATTAATGGATAATGGTGTAGTATGTTTAGACTTCAATGATCCAATAGAAGAAGTTAAGAAAACACCTAGACGAAAGCGCAAATAACTTTTATGAAAAAAATCAGTTGGTTTAGTCCAGGTAGTATGGATATTAATGGTGAGCCTTGGTACAGTCAAGGTTACAGTAATGCTGCAATCAGCATCATTAACGCTTTAAAAGAAAAAGATGTTGGCGTATTCTACAACAGAACAGATTTCCCGTTTCATATCAACTTCTGTCAGCCTCACTATTATCAATTAAATAATGATTACAAGATTGGCTATACCCCTTGGGAGTCAACTAAGGTACCACCTGGTTGGTTGCACAATATGCAACAGTGTGATGAAATCTGGGCGACATCTTCGTTCGTTAAAGAAGTCTATGTGCAAAACAATGTTCATCACAACATCCATGTAATACCTCATGGAATTTCAGATGACTTTAAAATCATTGATCGTGAAATAACCGACACATTTAATTTTCTTCATGTTGGTGGAGATAGCAAAAGAAAAAATGCTCAGATGGCAGTAGATGCATTCTTGGAGCTTTACGAAGATGATTTGAATTTTAAGCTCGTCTTAAAATATAATAAATACTGCTATGCAGAAGTTTATATTAATGGAAGTTTAGTTCCAGCTACTCAGCATCCTCAGATCATAGGTATTCCAGAAAATCTGTCAACAGAGGATCTGGTTAGGCTATATCACAAATGCCATTGTTTGGTTTACCCAACAAGCGGTGAAGGTTTTGGAATGATTCCATTTGAAGCAATTTGCACGGGTATGCCAACTATTGTAAGTAATGCAACAGGTTGCAGGGATTTTGCAAAATATTCAATACCGCTCAATTGCACAATGGCTAGCGCTGATTGGAATAATCATCATTACGGTGAAGATACTGGATTGTGGGCGTATCCTGACTTGAATGACTTGATGGATCTTATGACACATGTTGTTTCTGAATATGATGAATTCAAAAAATATACAATTCAATCAGCAAAAATTTTACACGCTGAGCACTCTTGGTCCAGTGTTGCTGATAAGATACTTGATAGAATCAAGTTTTATGAAAATTCTTTAGTTTAGACCTAAGCATTTTTCATTGCGGCTAGTTCATCTAGCAGATATCATTGTAATCTTACTTTTGGAGGTATTGAATGTCTTTATTGTCACCTGAATTTATTGCTAGCTATGGATCTAAAACTCCACCTTGGGGTTTTGGCGGTCTTGGGGAGGTTGTATTCCTTAGGACATATAGCCGTAAAATTGAAGGTACAGACCAAACTGAATCGTGGGTTCAAACCATTCAGAGGATTATAGAAGGGGCTGTTGATATTGGAGTTCCTTTCTCCAAGGAAGACGCAGAGAATTTATTTGATCATATGTTCAATCTACGATGCGCAGTGTCTGGCAGAGCCCTTTGGCAACTCGGTACGCCTCTTGTAAAGCAGTTCTCAGGTACTTCATTGAATAATTGTTTTTATACAAATATTGAGAAAATTGAAGATTTTGAAATGTTGTTTGATTACCTCATGCTGGGTGGTGGAGTTGGTTTTTCTGTAGAGAGATCCAAGATCCACGAATTGCCTAAAGTTAAGTTGGTTGGTTCAATTACAGCCGAGCGTACAAATGACGCAGACTTCATTGTTCCAGACTCAAGGCAGGGCTGGCGAGAATTGCTCCATAAAGTGCTTGAGTCATATTTCAAAAATGGCAAATCTTTTACATACTCAACTATTTTGATTCGTGAGTTTGGAACACCACTTAAGACTTTTGGTGGGACAGCTTCTGGTTCTGGAGCTTTAGTTGATGGCATCGCAGACATTTGTAAAGTTCTAGACAACCGTGTTGGTAAAAAACTTCGTTCAATTGATGTGTTAGATATTTGTAATATTATTGGGCGTATTGTTGTTTCTGGCTCATCACGCCGTTCTGCGCAAATTGCTATTGGTGATCCTGATGATATTCTTTTCCTTAAGGCAAAGAATTGGGGATCTGGCAATGTTCCAGCATGGAGAGCAAATAGCAACAATAGCATCTATGCAGATTCTTATGAAGAGATCCTGCCCGAACTCTGGAAGGGGTATGACGGAACAGGGGAACCTTATGGTCTTGTTAATCGCAAACTTGCAAGAACATACGGAAGATTGGGTGAAAAGTCCCTAGATTCATCTATTGAGGGATTTAACCCATGTGCAGAGATTGCTCTTGCCGATGGTGAGTCATGTAACCTTGCAACTATCTTTTTGCCAAATGTTGAAAGTCTCGGGCAGTTGTTAGAGATATCAAAACTTCTGTACTTGATTCAAAAACAGATAACTCAGTTATCATACCCTTATGAGAAAACAACAAACATTGTTAGAAAGAATACCCGACTTGGGCAATCAATTACTGGGATTCTGCAATGCACTGAGCAGCAAATTGGTTGGCTATCTCAAACCTATGAGTTCTTAAAAGATTTTGATGCGTTCTATAGCAAAGAGCGTGGTTGGAACCAATCTGTTCGTTTAACAACGGTTCAGCCGTCAGGTACGCTTTCACTGCTTCCAGGTGTGACTCCTGGAATCCATCCAGCCTTTGCTCCGTATTATATTCGCAGGGTTAGGTTTAGCTCTGTTGACCCACTAGTGGATGCATGCCGTAAGCGTGGTTATAAAGTTACATGGGATATGGGCTTGGATGGCAGGGAAGACCACACAAGGTATGTTGTGGAGTTTCCGTGCAAATCTCCAGACAATTCAATTCTGGTTGCAAACATGACTGCTCTTGAGCAATTAGAGTGGGTTAAGAAGATGCAAACAATCTGGGCGGATAACGCAGTATCTGTAACGGTTTATTATCGTAAAGAAGAATTGCCAGCGGTGAAAGAGTGGTTGTCTAACAATTACGACTCATCTGTTAAGTCAGTATCTTTCTTGTTGCATGTTGACCACAACTTTCCTCTACCTCCGTATGAAGAGATCACTAAAGATCAATACGATAAAGTGTTCTCTAAATTAGACTTTTCAACTCCAATTCATCAAAACGCTGCCAACTTGGATATTGATTTGGATGATTGTGCGACAGGCGCATGCCCTATTAAGTAACTATTCAACAATTTGTGTACAACAATAATCCCTATTTCATTAAAATTGGTGTATACTGAAACATATGTCCGATATTATTAAAAATAAACGCATCTGGGTTCCAGACAGAACATTTGGGGTTTGCATTTGGATAATGCCAAACGGACAACCTTTGTCTGATGGTGATGGTTATTTATCTGCAGAAGGTTTTATTGGTGACAAGAATGTTGAATCAAGAGTTGAGGCTGCTGCAAAATACTGGACTGGCAGTGAAGAAGGTGAATTGGCTTGGGTACATGGGGCTAGAAAAATTTCTGGTTCAGAGAGAGATGATCAAGTTGCAAGATTTCATGATGGTCTGATTCCAGACCCATTGGAAGACGCTTTTGACGGATTGAGGAAAAATGGAAAATAAAACAACACATATGATTGATCAAGCTGTTGAAGAAGAAATTGATGATTTAACATATTTTGGATTTGATTCATCTCCAACTAATGATGACCCGTTTGCAAAAGTTTCTTATTCTAGTCTTTCACCAAAAATGAAAAGGAAAGTTTCAAAACTTGCAAAAAAATTTGAAGGCATAGACGGTGTAGCTAGTAAGTACATTGACCCTGAAATGCTGGATGGTTATAGTCTTTATGATATTGTAAACCCTCCATACGATTTAGATACGCTTGCTGGTCTTTATGATTCTAGTGCTATCCATAATGCTTCAATTGCTGCAAGAGTAATGAACACTGTTGGTCTTGGTTTTGAGTTTGTTGAAACTATTAAAGCTAAAAGAAGATTAGAGAAAGCTGCTGGCGAGCCAGAAAGATTGGCAAGAGTAAGGAAGTCTATTCAAGATGAAAAACAAAAGCTTGAAGACATTTTTGAAAACACTAACAAAGAAGAAACTTTTAACGAAACAATGATTAAGATTTGGCAAGATGTCTTAACCATTGGTAACGGATACATGGAGATCGGTAGAAACAATGCTGGCGAGATTGGTTATATTGGTCATATTCCTGGAACACTAATGCGTGTTCGCCGTAAAAGAGATGGTTATGTACAGATTGCTAGGAGTAATAAGATCTCTGCCGTATTCTTTAGAAACTTTCAAGATTTAGAAACAGAAGACCCAATTAATACTGATTCAAATCCAAATGAGATTATTCATTTCAAGACTTATTCCCCTAAGAATACTTACTACGGTATTCCTTCTGCAGTTTCTGCTGCCGCTGCAATTGTTGGGGATAAGTTTGCAAAGGAATATAATATTGATTACTTTGAAAACAAAGCAATTCCTCGTTATGCAATTATTCTTAAAGGCGCAAAGTTAAGCAATAAATCAAAACAGGAATTAATTAATTATTTTAGAAAAGAAGTTAAGGGTCGCAATCACGGAACTTTGGTTATTCCAATCCCAGCCTCGCTTGGCTCGGATAGTGATATTAGATTTGAAAAATTGGAAGCTGGAATTCAGGATTCATCATTTGATAAATATCGTAAATCAAACCGAGATGAAATTCTTGTCGCAAACAGAGTTCCTGCTCCTAAAGTTGGTGTGTACGATAATGCCAACCTTGCGGTCTCTAGGGATGCTGATAAAACATTTAAAACACAAGTGATTGGTCCAGATCAATCGGTTGTTGAAAAAAGATTGAATCGTGTCATTGCTGAATTCAGCGATATGGTTGTATTACAATTCAAGCGCATTGACTTGATTGATGAAGACATTCAATCAAAAATCAATGATAGATATTTGAGAACGGAAGTTATTGCTCCAAACGAAGTTCGTCAACAGCTTGGATTGCCAGAAAGAACAGATGGTGATGAACCATTGCCTTTCCCAACAAAGATTAAAAAAGAATCCGCTGGACCAGGAGCGCCAGCAGGAAATTCTAATAATATTTCCTCTCAGCCAAGAAATGCAATATCAGATACTCGTCAAGGGTCTAGTGACCCAAGAGCTTCTGGGGATCAGGCGGAGAGAGGTGAAGTACAAGATACCACAGGAGGTTCTTAATGAGTTACGGAGCTGGAATTATTTTTTCCAATACAGCGGTGACTAGTACGAGCGGCGCATCGGGCGTTGTATCTACTAATGGTCACACTAAATGCATACATTTTTATAATACCCATGCTACAACAAATGCTACGGTTAAGTTAAATGGTGGTCCACATCAAGTGGTGATTCCAGCAATTAATAGCGGTGGCGGTTATGTTGAAGTTGAAGGTGATTTTACAAGTTTTCAAGTTATGACAGCAGCCGTTACACTTGCTGTATATGCAGTTGCATAATTTGCTTGCATTATAATAATGTATTATACTAGGGTTCACTATCTTTATGGACAATCTTAATTTTTCATTTCCAATCACAATGATTAAGACAGAGCAGCGCATTGTATGCGGTGTTGCTACAGCTGACAATGTTGATAAGTCTAATGATATTGTTGATTTTGCAGCATCAGAGATTGCTTTTAAAAACTGGCAAGGCAACATTCGTGAAATGCATGCCCCTATTGCTGTTGGAAAAGCCATTAGTTACAAACCTTTAAAGTTAAAAGGCGAGGATGGTCAAGAGTATAACGCTATTCAAGTGGAAGCTTATATCTCCAAAGGTGCCGAGGCTACTTGGCAAAAAGTTCTTGATGGAACACTTCGTGCCTTTTCAATCGGTGGTCGGATTACAAAGAAAGAAGTCATGGAAGGCAAGATGCATAATGGCAGACCAATTTCTATTATTAAAGAATACGATCTTGGTGAGTTAAGTTTAGTAGATAACCCAGCAAATGCTATGGCAGTAATTGATTTGGTAAAAATGAACAATGTTGGGGATTTGAATTACGCTCTTGATTGCGACTTGGATTGCCAGATTGAAAAAGCAAAACAGCCATTAAAGGATCCAAAGGGTGGATTGACTGCTGCTGGTAGAAGGCACTTTAAACAAACAGAGGGCGCAAACTTAAAGCCAGGTGTTCGTGGAGCCGCCAATACCCCAGAGAAAATGCGCCGCAAAGGTTCTTTCTTAACAAGATTTTTCACCAACCCTTCTGGACCAATGAAGAAGCCAAATGGCGAGCCTAGTCGCTTAGCCCTTTCTGCCGCCGCATGGGGTGAGCCAGTTCCACAGAACTCTTCAGATGCCGCTGCTCTTGCAGCCAAAGGTCGTAGGTTGTTGGAAAGGTATGCCAACACTAAGAAGAAGAGTGTTTCGGAAAATGATTTTGATAACTCCTTACTTGATTCTCTGCTAGACATTATTGAGAGTTCGGGTTATGCAGAATCAATTGAAGAAGATTTTACAATGGCAACTGATAATGTTGATAATGATATTATTGATATGCTCTTGGATGAATTATACGAGGAGATTGTTATGGAAGTAGAAAAATCATGTAATTGTGAAATTAATGTTGATAAGGAATTGCAAAATTTAGAAAAATATGATAGTGTAATCCCTATGGATAATTCTTTGACAGATAACAAGATGTCATTTATTAAGAAGTTTATTAATTGGGTAGGTCCAATTGATAATTTAGGACTAGAAAAGTCCGAGCAGGATACAGAAGCTTCAACAGAAGCGGATGTGATTGTTGAACAAGTGGAGGAACAAGATATGGATATTGAAGTTCTTAAAGAAGCCCTTGGTTCAGTCATTGATCAAAAGCTTACCGACTTCGCAACTTCATTTAAACAAGAAGTAGAAGCGAATGTTGATGCTAAAATTGAGGCTGTAACAAAGAGCGTTGAGGATCAGAAAATTGAATTGGCTGAGAAGTTGGAGACAACTGAGAAAGCCTTAGAGGTTCAAACAGCAAAGGTTGAGGAATTCGCTCAAGCAGGAGCTGTTAAGAAAAGCGTTGACCCAGAAGATGATGAAGATGGTGAGGAGCTTGTTAAGTCCGCACCAAAGTCATTCTGGAGCAATATGTATTTACCACAAGAGTTAATTAGCTCTTTGGGTTATAGGTCATAAGGGAGGATCATCATATGGCAACACAAAATGAAATTTTAGCAAAAGCTAATGAAGTAACAACGGCAGTGGTGAACTCGGGTAGCGGTGTAAGCTCTATCGGTGGTCTCCTTAATGCAGAACAGTCAAATCGTTTTATTGATTTCGTAGTAGATCAATCAACTTTGATGCAAAGTTCAAGAGTTGTGCGCATGCGTACACCTCAGGTTGACATTGACAAGGTGTCAGTCGGTACAAGAATTATGGCAAAAGCAACAGAAGCCAGTGACACTGGTTCAAACGCAGCGGTAACTTTTTCTAAAGTTTCGTTGAACAGCGTAAAGCTTCGTTTGGATTGGGAATTGAGCACAGAGTCGCTTGAGGATAACATTGAGGGTGCTTCGTTAGAAGATCACCTTGCACAAATGATGGCTCGCCAAACAGCAAACGATCTTGACGATCTTTTGATTAATGGTAACACATCATCCAACAATGGTCTTTTGAAGGCTCTTGATGGTTTCAGCAAGTTAGCTCTTGCAGGTGCAACTGTTATTGATGAAGCAGGAAACAATGTTTCCCGTGCAACCTACGACAGAGTTCTTCGTAACATGCCAAGCAAGTATTTGCAACGCCGTAACGAATTGCGATTCTTCACAGGCTCGGCAGTTGTGCAAGACACATCTTTCAGCTTGCAGAATCCTAACTCGGCAACAGCCGCAACATCTGGAGCAGCAGCCCCAGCATCAACATATGGTGAGCAAGCATTCTTGAATGGTTCAATCCGTGCAAACGGTGGTCCAGGTGCTACTGGAATTTCTCCTTATGGTATTCCATTGGTGGAAATTCCACTCATGCCAGAAACAGTTTCGGGTGACTATTCAGCCGCTGCTGGTTCACATGGTTATGTTGAATTAACATTCCCAAACAATAGAGTTATTGGTATCCACCGTGACATCACCCTCTACCGTCAGTTCCAACCAAAGACTGACACAATTGAGTACACACAGTTTATGCGTGTTGCAAACAACATTGAGAACCTTGAGTCTTATGTTCTTGCAAAGAATGTCAAACTGCGCACTCTTTAATATAAATAATTAATGTAGAAAGGGTGGAGTGTGAGTAATCACCCTCCACCCTCTCTCATGTTATACTGGATATAAGAATCTATAGAATAGGATGGTTTATGGTAAACAGAGATAATGTAGTTACAACTGAAACAGCAGCCCCTCGCAAGAAGGCTCCAGCCAAGAAGGCTGCAGTTAAAAAAGAAGTAATCCCTACTGATGGTGATAATGATGGCTTGGTTGATGACGGAAAAGAAACGGAGCGCCCTGTTGAATTGGCGAACATTTCTAGCGATACTGAATCCCTTGTAATTTATTTTGAAAGTGGAATGGGTTATACAACGGGAACAGGAATTAGGTTTACAAGAGAATCCCCAATGAGGGAAGTCTCTTTTGCGGAAGCAAATTTACTTTTAAGACTTTCTAATTTCAGATTAGCTAATGACGAAGAAAAGGAAATGTATTATAATAACTTGGAGGGCTAATTTATGGCAGGGAATCTTTCAAACTATCTAGAGAACGAATTACTTGATCACTTTCTAGGCACAACCGCATATACTATGCCAACCACTGTTTATGTTGCTTTGTACACAGTTGCTCCAGATGATACAGGCGGTGGAACACAAGTAACTGGCGGTTCGTATGCTAGACAGCCTGCAACTTTTGCTGCTGCATCTAGTGGTGCAACATCCAATAGTGCGAATATTGACTTTACGGGAATGCCTGCGGCTACAACTGTAGCTATTGGTATTTTTGATGCAATTACATCTGGGAACTTACTATTGTGGGGAACCCTTACAACGAACAAAACAACAGATGCTGGGGATACTCTAAGAATCGCAACAGGCGATCTTGATATCAGCATTGACTAGGAGATTAGTATGCTGAGAAGAGAATTTAGCGGTGCGGTCTTGAGGACAACTCTTTCTGCCAACATCAGCAATAGTGCTTCTTCCATCTCAGTTGTTGACGGTTCAACATATCCAAGTGGTGCTAACCCATTTGTAATTGTTTTGGATCGTGGTAACACTTCAGAAGAAAAAGTTTTAATCTCTTCAAGAGCAAGCAATACCCTTACTGTTTCTGAAAGAGGGTATGACGGAACAGTTGCCAATGCTCACATTTCTGGTTCATTTGTAGATCATGTCCTTGATGCAGCTGTTATTCAAGATATGAATACAACGACATATGACAATGAAGTTCTTGTCTGGATGGGGGTATAATATGGCTAATTTAACGCCAAAAAGTTTCTATATTGGTAGTGGTTCTGCTACAGATGCTTATACAACAGCAAATACAGTTGGTAATTATTCAATTATTAAAAACATTAATCTTTGCAATACAACTTCTTCCAATGCTGTATGCAGCATTCACATTCTTGTTGGTGCAGCAACAGCTGCGGCTAATAACAAGGTGGTAAGCAATGTTACTGTATTAGCAAATAATGTTGTGTATTATAATACATCAGTAGTTATACCTGCTAATAGTAAAATCTATGTAGATCAAGTAACAGCTAACGCTGTGACATTTACAATTAGCGGTGTAGAATATGCCTAATCTCAATAAAGATTTAATTAACGATACACTTTCTGTTGATTTAGACAGTACCCAGACACTTTCTAATAAAACTCTTACTACTCCAATTATCAATGGACCAACTATTACTGCTACTGGTCAAACACCAGTTATTCATGGCATCTATCTCCCAGAACCCCATGTGATTTATTTTGAAGGTAGTACAGCTGATGGTTTTGAAACAATCCTAACCGTTGTTGACCCAACAGCCGATAGAACCGTAAGTCTTCCTGATGCGAGCGGAACTGTTGCACTGAGTGGAACTATTGCTCTTGGAACGGACACAACTGGCAACTATGTTGCTACGATTGCTGGAACTGCAGATCAAATAACCGTATCTGGTTCGGGTTCTGAAAGCGCAGCTGTTACGATAAGCTTGCCAGCTAATGTTACCATTTCAAACAATCTTGTAGTAACTGGTGATCTAACTGTTAGTGGCAATACAACTACTCTTAATACCGCCAATCTTAATGTTGAAGATAGTTTTATTCTACTTAATTCTGGTGTAACTGGTTCTCCTACATTAAACTCTGGTCTTGAAGTTGAACGAGGAACTTCTACAAATGTTTTTATTCGCTGGGATGAAACAACAGATAAATGGCAGTTCACTAATGATGGTTCAACATATACTAATATAGGTTCTGCTGGATTAATTAGTTCTGCAACTGCTCCAGTTTCTCCGTCTGCTGGCGACCTTTGGTTTGATACATCTACTGGTGCTTCTTTTATCTACTACAACTCGGCATGGATTGAATTAGGCGGAGGCACACTGTCTCCGTACCAAGCAACTTCTACTACCCGCCCATCATCCCCGTGGACTGGTCAACATGTCTATGAAACAGATACAAGTCTTGAGTATGTTTATGGTGGGTCGGCTTGGCAGCAGGTGTCGGGTGGTACTGCTGTCGGCAACTCAGGCTTGGTGTATGTGAAATCTCAGACGGTCGGCACAGGTGTTTCAAGCGTGACTGTTTCTAATGCGTTTTCTACTACTTACGACAACTATCAAATCCAGTTAAGTGGCGGCGTGGGTAGTGGCGATGCCAACCTTCGGTTGACACTTGGTGCAACGGCAACGGGCTACTATGCTGGTGGCATTTATGTTGGGTACACAGCCTCAACAGTAACGGGTACAAATACAAACAATGGTGCATTTATAGACATCGGATATGGCAGTACAAATGCTTTGTCGGGCAGAGGCGAAATAGAAAGTCCGTTTCTTACTAAGCGAACAGTCTTTAGAACAAACCCTATTAGCACATCTACCAGTTATCCAATGGGTGTCTTTGGTGGCTATCTTAATGACGCTACTTCATACACAGCCTTTACAATCACGGCATCAAGCGGAACAATGACTGGTGGAACTATCACCGTGTACGGATACCGAAAGGCATAACCGATGACACGACCAAACATACAAATAGATGATGAAGTTCGTGAAATGACCGAAGAAGAATACGCCGACCTACTTGCATCGGGTTGGACTGAGGTTGCTGAAAATAACATCGCAGAAGAATGGACAGGTGAGTAATGACAGCGATTACTTTCCCTGCTTCTCCATACACAAACCAGATTTTCACTGTTGGCTCTAAGAGTTGGCAATGGGACGGCTCAGTATGGGTTGCTTATTACAACGAATCTGTTGACTCTGTTTATGGAACAGGCAGTGATGGCGATGCCGTACTTAACGGCTCTTCAACTGTTCTAAGCATGGTTCCGTCTGCAAATGTTTATTCCATGACAACAGATTTGTATTTTAATGATTTGACTATTAATGCCAGTGTTCGCCTTGCGCCTAATGGTTATAGGATATTTGTTAAGGGAGCATTGAAACTCATGGGGAATAACTCTACAATTGGATACACTACAGGGTTTGCAACTGACGGTTCAATTAAACAAGGTGGAGCGGCGAATACTGCGGTCTCTCACTCTCTTGGTGGTTCCGCTACTGGCTTTGCAGCGACTGCCCCATTAGCATCCCTTGGCGGAACTAATTACTTTAAAATTCCAAGTCAGGCAATAACTGGTTATTCAGTTACTGCATCTGGTGGTCCTACATTTTTGCGTGGTGGTGCTGGAGGTTCTGGGCAAGCTGGTGGTGGGATCGTTATCGTTGCTGCTCGTTATATTTCTGGACCAGCAACAGGTACGGCTTATATTAAAGCACCAGGAACTGCTCCCGCAGGTGGAGGAGTAATTCTTGTTGTATCTTCTGCTGAAACATTGGCTGCTGGAATTACTACTGATGTAACTGGACAAAACGCAGGTACAGTCCACTACATGTCGCAGGTGTGACATGCCAATTTCAAGAATAGAAAAAAGTGTTGCAAGGCTTGGCAATAATGCAGTGTACGGTGATGGGTCTGATGGCGATGTAATTATTACTGGTAATCCAATCACTCTTACTTCAGACATGTATTACAACAATTTAACAATAAACAGTGGTGCATTTTTGCTTACAAATGGATTTCGGGTGTTTGTCAAAAATACCCTTACCATAAATGGTGCTATAGGTCTGGGAACATTTACAGGAGGCGTTGTTGGAGAACCAAGTTCCGATATTGCTACTGGTACTATTTCGGGTGTTGAAACATCGTCATCATCAATTGTTTATTCGGTAGGCGGAACAGGTGGAGGTGGCGTTGGGACTCCAAGCGCAACACAACTTCCTGAGTCTTATCGTAAACATATAAATTCTTTAATTGCGGGTGCGGTTGTAACTACAGGTGGGGTCGTTGCTATTAAAGGTGGTGCTAAAGGCACAACAGGAAGCCAAGGGACAACCACTCCTGCATTAACAGACTCTGATACTTGGACAGGCAAAGCAGGGACAGCAGGGACAGCAGGTTCAGGTGCTACAGCAGGCGCAGCAGGCACGGGCGCTGGTGGAGCATCACATCAATCCACTCAGTACTACACTTTGGGAATTGGCGATAATCATTCCCATGTTAGTCTGAATGCTACAGCAGGAACAAATGGTGCAGCAGGAACTCCAGGTACAAACGGTGCCGCAGGCACAACAGGAAGTCCTGGGACAGCCACGGGAGCAACTCCTGGACTTGGAGGGGCAGGTGGAACTCCAGGTTCTGGAGGTGGATTGGTTTTAATTGTTGCTCACACCGTTAAGGGAAGCGGAAGAGTAATTAGTCTTGGAAGGTCAGGCTCCACTGGTTCTGCTGGTACACCAGGCACAGCAGGTCAAGCAGGTGCTAACGGAACAGGTGCTACAGCAGGCGTAGCAGGCACAGGTGCTACAGCAGGCGCAGCAGGTACGGGCGGTCATCACCCAGCCCAAAATTCCCATCACCATTACCCGCATAGGCATGTTAGTTATAAACTTCATTCTCACACTGTTCATCCCGCTGGACCAGAAACATATCATGCAGGTCATCCACACCCACTTCACGCACATGGGCATAATGCTCATCATTACCACAATGGCAGTTACCATTCAGACGCACCTCATATGCAGGACACTACCCATCCAAACGGTCACAGCAATGCCGCTACTAATGTTTTAGATTATTATGTGGGCACTGTTCACGGACACGGTCCTTATGCCAAATATCAGCCCCATGTCCATGTAGAGGCATCCTTTAACCCTGTCCATGCTCACTACCCACAAAAACATTCTGCTGGAGGCGCAGCAGGAACTCCAGGGACAAATGGTGCAGCAGGAACAGCAGGAACAAACGGTGTTGGGGGGCTTGCTGCACCAGCAGCAGCCGCAGGGGGGACTGGCAAAAGAGGTGGGGCAGGCGGTGGAGGGGGTATAATTATCGTTACAGAAACTACCCCAACTGCTTTGTCTTATGATACAATGAGTGGGCTAACAGCCGACACAGACACATATGCGGCTGCTAGTGGCTATTCATATGTTGTTTTAAACCAATAGGAGTCAATATGACAATTTTTAATGAAATTTCAGCACAAGACAAAGTTAATGCTTTAAATATGTATAAGAAAAATGCGCTATCTGACATTTTTCGTTTATGCGTCTTTCTTGGCATAGACACAGAAACTTTTGACCCGAGCACTTATCAGTCAGACGAAACTCTACCGATGGGTGATTCATATCAATTAAGTGAGCTATGCAAAAGAGTGGTAAACATCAATAATAAACTAAGCAGTCTGTAAATGCAAAGAGTTATTTACTGCCCTGCTAATGGAGACATGGCACAAGCAGAAAGTTTATCACTACAGACACAATTGCCAATTACGATTGGCAAAAGTAAATCAATGAATGATATAACTTTTGATGAAGAAATTGTGCAATTATTGTTTGTACCAACAATTAATATTTGCTCTTTTGAAAAAACGGTTAAAGTAAATTTTATTCAATGCATTTACTACACAAATGATTGGATTAACTTCAACAAGGACGATTATTGTATTATGAGCAGCGACTCAATTGATCAAGACAAAGTTTTTCCGATTATTCACGAAGAGCACCACCTTCGTTTTTTGTATAGACCACAGCTGATTGGCGAATATATTTTTAAAATCTATTCAAAAGATGAATGCGTCATAGAGAGATCTTTTCAGGTAATCTAATGAAACTGCAAGAAAAGTCAATAGGAATTTCTGTTTATCAAGATGTCCTTGATGGTAAGAATTTTATCCAAGAATTAGAAAAAGAATGTTTGCGAGGAGCAGAAACTTTTTGGAGGAAATCTTTGATTGGATCTGGTGGAGAGGCAACGGAATATAGAACATCAGATGGTTGTGATTTGCAATGGATTATGAATCCAAACAAGACACATCACTTATATGACATGTTTAGGAATGATATTTATTTACCTTTGCAAGATTGCTTTCTAGATTACTCTGCGTATTTTATGGCAAAAAGCGGGTATCATGAACCTATGCAAATGCTAAGATACGAAAATGGAGCTAGATACGGAACGCACCTTGATGCTGGTAGAGGATTCAATAGACTTTTTAGTTTAGTTGCTATTTTAGAAAACACTTCTAGCGGCGGAATGCTGGAATTTCCTTTTCATAAAGTAGAAATTGAGGCTACTCCAGGTTCAGTTGTTTTATTTCCGTCAGGGCTTACTTACGACCATCAAGCACATCCCGTAAACGATGGTGTTAAATACTCATTAGTGACTTGGTTTGCATGAGTAACAACTTCTCTATAGGCATAGTTGGGTCTGGTACAGCAGGAATGATTGCTGCAATAATCATTAGACAGGCTTTTCCGTCTTCAGATATAACTATTGTTTCTTCATCAAAGATAGGAATAATCGGGGTGGGGGAGGGCAGTACAGAGCACTGGAAGAAGTTTATGGAGTTATGTGAAATTCCATTGCATGATTTGTTAACACAAACGGATGCTACCCATAAATATGGTATTCGTTTTGAAAATTGGCACACTAAGAACTCAGACTACTTTCACAGTGTGGGTGGTGATGATTCGGGTTTCAATTGGAATAACTTTGGTTTGTACGCAGGATTTATAGAAAAAAACCAATTCTTAACAACCGCAATGACTACAGATGGTTTTCTAAAAAACAGAATTCGTAAACACAATTTGCATAACAATACAAACCAATATCATTTTGACACAATGAAACTTAATGCTTTTTTTGAGAAACTTTGTTTTGAAAGAAGGATTAAAATTATTGATGCAGAAGTAAAAGATATAACATTAAATGTAGAAAATGGAAACATAGAGTCTATTGTCCTTGAAAATACAGCAACATTAGAAGCTGACTTTTGGATTGACGCAACTGGGCTTAAAAGACTTTTAATGACAAAACTAGGTGCAGCAAAGTGGAACTCTTTTAGCAAGTATCTGCTTGTAGATTCAGCAATTGCTTTTCCAACAGAATCAGACCCAAGTGGAGAGATAAGACCATACACAAGGGCAAGAGCCGCATCTGCTGGGTGGATATGGGAAATTCCCACACAGCAAAGAAGAGGTAACGGCTATGTGTTTGCATCTGACTTTATTACAGAAGAAGAAGCAATTAATGAAGTACAGGTAGTAACTAACTACACAGTTGGTGCTCATAAGACTTTTAAATTTGATGCAGGTCATCTTGAGCAAACATGGGTAAAAAATTGTTGCGCCGTAGGTTTAGCCTCTGCTTTTGTTGAACCGCTTGAGGCAACCAGTATTGGTACTACGATCCAACAAGTTATAAACTTGGTAGGAAATCTGGCTTCATATAATGAAAATAATCAGCACATGCAGAAGTTTTATAATAAGAGAATAAACTTAATGATGGATAATGTCTTAACAATGATTCGTTTACACTATGTCTCAGATCGTGCTGATACTCCATTTTGGAGAGCAGTTTCAGAAATGCCTATCAACCCTACTCTTGAGGAGTTGTTAGCGCTTTGGAGCGAAAGACTCCCCATGCGTGAAGATGTTTCATTTACTAATGGAGAACTCTTTTTGCCAGCACACCTAATACATGTTGCTCAAGGGCAGAATGTCCTAAATCGCAATTCATCTTCTACTTTGCTTGAGAGATTAAGTATTAGAGGAAAAGTTGCTCAACATATGTCTAATGTTATGCTAGCAAGGTTTGACCACGAAACTGTTGACCATGCTCAATCATTGAAGGAGCTTTATAATGATTAAGTTTCGCTCAATAAAAAATAAGAACTACGAGCATTTGAAAAAACCAAAAGCAGGGGAAATTCTTATAGTGCCGCAACATCCAAGTATGATGGAAGAACAAGGAAAACCTTACGCAAATACTATTTCAAATACTCCAAAGTGGTTTCGTAATATTGGTAAGTATGCAGGCTCTATAAGAGGATGTGCGGGGACACAGGATTTTTTAAATGTGGGGATAACGGTTCCAATGTGGACAAACGCCGTTTTTTCTCCAGACCCAAGCACTGACAGAAGGTGGAATGTTAACTTAGACCAGATCAAAGTAGGGAACCAAGGTGAAGAAGTATTTGCTGTGCAATCTTTTGGTTTTGGTCAAACTGGAGTATGCCCAATGACTGATGTAAGAAAAATAGAGGACTCTTGCTATCCTAAGATTGTTAACCCGTGGTCATTTATTACAGCACCAGGTTGGTCTACATTGGTGCTTCCCGTTTTGTTTGAGCCAAACTTAAACTACGATGTTATACCCGCAGTTGTTCACACGGATTTTTATCACATCATGAATCTTGTTTTAAATATTAAAACTGACAAAGAATTTACAATAAAATATGGAACACCAGTATTACATTTGATTCCATTTGAAAGAAAATATGGCACACCAACGGTAAAGTTTGAAGATTCTTCTTGGACACGATTTGTAGCAAGTAGAGGGTTTAATGCGGGTCCAGTATTCCCATCGGGTTCATCAACGGCAAAACCATATAGGCAAAATAGGCGTGTCGTAGATGGTAAAATAGAAAAAGACCTATTAAATAAAAAATGGTGGAGGAAAATATGGAACCGATAGATTATTCTAATTTTTTAAAAGTAATTGGACAAAATGACCAACAAGGTTTATTTGTCTTGACTAAAGGTATGTTTGTCAATTCAACTGGTCTAGAAGATTCAATGTTTCGTTGCGACTCAGGAGGTTACGGTCCACAAGCATTGCTTTGGCAAGAGGATTCTGAGTTTCCATTCGGTGTTGATTGGATACCTACCGTTTCCCACTTACAGACTTATCAAATAGTGCTTGACTATTCTCCTCATTTTTATATCATCTATATTGAGGTTCCAGAGACGAAGGCAATTTCTTCCGCTACTAAATTTACTTATTTTGATAGTAGTTATGAAGCAACAAAAGACAAGGCTAGATTATGGTGTGCTAGAACAATGCAGGAGCTCTTTAAGAACATGCTTGAGTGGTCGTCTGTGTACGAAGAGCCATTTAACAATAGGGAAATAATGGCTGAGTACTCAAAGTATTCACTGGAGCTTTTGGATATTCCTGAAGATATTGTAAGTGAGATCAATCAACTTCCCGACATGCACTTGTATAGATACTTGAAGGGAGATGTTTTTGCTCAAGAAAGACCGTCCAACATTCCTGATATGTCAGAACAGTTTAATTTGTGGTTAAAATCAAAGATAGATACTCAACGACCAAAAGATCTTTTTGATGTTTTCTAATAAAATTATTTCAGCTATTAAAACAATGTCCTCCAGGGACTACTGGACAAGAGTGAATACCGTAGAGGCTTGGGGATTTTCCACAAAGATTGCAATTATCTTTCCTGGTCTTTTATTCGGCAAACAGTTTTGGTGGCTCTACATCTTTGCCATCATCTCCAGCGTTGCTTTAATCTGGACATCTACGAAAAAGACACTTCCCACAATTATTCTTTTTAATGTTCTATGGGTAATTCTTGCTTCTTTATCTATTCTTAAACATTGGTGGTGGTTTAACTAATGTGTCCTTTCGGAATAACATTTATAATGTTATTAGTCCATAGGGTTAAAAGTATATTTTCTAATTAATCATATATAAACTATAATCTATATGTGAAAAACATTAGGTTCAGAAAAGGTTCCTGGGTAATTTTGCCCGCACTTATTTTCGCTTGGTTTTTTCCAACACCGTACTCTGTTAAAGCCGATGCGCTTGGCGAGTGGGCATATAGTCAATCACAAAACTGTGGTGGTTACATTGAAGTCGTAGACAACGCCATAACTTTACATGGTCCTGATAACCAATTAGCACCGCAAGGATCACCTTGTGGGGGAGCGCATTGGGTCAAAATTGAAACCACAATCCCTGATGATCTAGCAACCCTTGATTTTACTTGGTCATATCAAACGAATGACGGTTGGGTATATGACCCACCGCAGTACGGTATCAACGGGGTTTACACGCTGATTACACAAGTCAACACTTCATCGGGAACCTTGTCTGTGCCTGTTGAAGAAGGCGACATCTTTACATTTCGCCAATACTCAATAGATACCTGCTGTCAACCTGGTCATCTTACAATTAGCAATTTATCTTTATGGAATGGTATTGTTGAATCAACTACAACAACTTCTACTACCACTACGACTACCTCTACTACTACAACCACGACTACAACCACGACTACAACAACAAGCACCATCCCAGAAACAACAACAACCGTAGTAATCCCAGAAACAACAACCGTAGTAATCCCAGAAACAACAGCGGTAGTTGTTATAATTACACCAGAGGCTCCAGCAACCACGGTTGAGGTTATAAGTACACCAGAAACGCTCCCAGAGGCTCCTGTGGAGGTGTCTCCAGAGCCTACGACAGTTGCAATTCCAGATCCCGAGCCTGTTGTTGTAGAAACACCTGCTGAAACCACAAGCTCAATTCCTGAAGAAGTTGTTCCGAACACCAGTGTGCCTGATACAGACATTACTGTTGATACAGATATAACGCTACCTTCTGTCGGTGAGGTTATATCGGATGCGGTATTAACGAATATCCTTGAAGACACCTTTACAGCTGACGCTTCAACAGAAGAAATAACGGCTGCACTTGATAATATCTTGGACGCAGACCTTTCTACTGAACAATTTACTGCGGTGATGGATGCCGTACTTACCGATACATCTGATACAGAGCAGGTGTCTGAAGTCCTTGTCAGTTTGCTGAGTTCTAGTCTTTCGGGTGAAGAACTTACAATTGTAATGGATACTGTCTTTAGTGAGGAAGCAAGTGTAGAAGAGATGGGTGCAATTGTTGAAAACTTGTTAAGTTCCGACCTTTCATCAGCAGAATTGACAGCAGTGTTTACTGCGGCTTTTGACGGGGACTTATCTGATGCAGAAACTATTTCTCTTGCCGAGGATGTACTTTCGCAACCTGTATCCATTGAAGAACTTACAGCGGTTATTACGGCTATCTTTGATGAGGAAGTATCTGATGAGGTATTGGTTACAACCTTTACGGCTGTGCTTGAACAGCCTCTCACACAAGAAGCATTTACTGCGGTAGTTGATGTTTTGGAATCGGATACAATTAGTTCGGATCAAGTTTCGCAAGTAGTTGATTTAGTTATCAGTCAAGATGGCGGTGTTTCTGCTGATCAAGCAACTGAATTAGCAACAAGCCCCAAAGTGCTTGAAAGCATTGATGGATCTCAAGCAACTGAAGTCTTTGATGTGATTGTAGTTTCTGAAGTTACAGCAGAAGATGGTCTTGCAATTTCACAAGCTCTTGTAGACGCTCCTACGGAAGTGAAAGAGGCATTTGAAGAAGAACTTAATATATTTGAAGGGGTGTTTGATATATATGTCCCGACTGATTCAGGCATTAATGTTGGGGTAAGAAGAACATTTGTTGCTGTAACTGCAATCGCTACAACACTTACAACTGCTGCTGGCGCTGCACCACTATCTGGTGGGTCATCGGGTGGAAGTGGAGGCTCACCTGCTGGTGGGGGCGGTATGCCCGATAATGGAAAATCATCTAAAATTAATAGGCGTAAGGGTCAGCCTCGGAGGAGAATAAAATGAAAAAATTGTTAAAAGAAATGCATGATTTAACATGGACTTTATCTGGATCTTTTATGGTATTTATTACTCTGTCTGGTCCAACGCTTAATTCTGCAATTAAAATCACAGTAATTGCTGCTGTAATTCATCTTGTTGGTCAAATGATCAAGAAGGATGATGAATAATAATAGTTACGATATAATGTAGTATCGCCCGTTGGGGCAAGGAGGTGGTCTTTTGTCTACTTTGTTAAATGAGAATAATAAGAAAATGGTTGCGTCTTGGGCAAGATCCTTTATTGGAGCTGGACTCGCAGTTTATATGACAGGTAATCATGATTTGAAAGCTATCGGTACTGCTGGAGTTGCTGCTCTTGCACCTGTAATCATGCGTTGGTTGAATCCAAACGATCCTGCTTTTGGTCGGGGAAAATAATCCCTTTAAAATAATTTAGGAGTTTAAGTGAAACAAATACAGAATATTCTTTTTAGAATACTGGCTACTTTCTCTGCGTCAGCTCTCGGTGTTATCGGAGCTGGCGCTATAGCCGATGTGCCTTTATGGAAAGCTTGTTTTATGGCGGGCATTGCTGGAGTAGCTGTTGTTGTAGAAGGACTCTCACGAGCCTTCCTGGATGATGGTAAACTATCTATAGCAGAAATTGATGCTGTATTTAATAGGAAAGTTGGAGGAGATAAATAATGGCTAAAGTTGAATGGGATTATATTGTTCCCGTTAAAATGCCTGCTGCATTAAAAAGTGTAGAGCCAGGTAAGTTGCACCCAAGTTTGTTGCGAGACATCTCAACGGGTGGAAAATTATTTTATCTTGCAGCAGATGCTTGGAATGCAATGGTTGAGGCTGCAAAAGCTGCTGGCGTAGAACTTACTCCCACGAGCAGCGGTGATTTATATCGCAGTTATGACAGCCAAAAGGCTGGATTTTTAACTCGCTATAGCCTTCAAGATACTGGTACTGGTTCAACAAAAGAATTTGAAGGTAAGACTTGGTATTTGAAGAAAGGTATGGCAATGCTTGCAACACCTGGTAAGTCTCAGCATAATCTCGGCTTGGCTGTTGATATTGCTAACGCCTCTGAAAAGAAAAGGATGAATTGGTTGATTGCAAATGTTGAAAAGTTTGGGTGGAGTTGGGAAGTTGTTCCTTCAGAGCCTTGGCACATTCGTTATGTATCTGGGGATAACCCAACTGCTGCTGTACAAGAATATGTTGCTCGCAATCCAAAACCAGTGGGGATGTTTGGAACTGTAGCGGAACAAAAAGCCGCTGCTGAAGCAAAAGTTGCAGCACCAAAAGCAAATGTTGAGGAAGCAAAAGGCAAGCCTGTTTTACGGTTGGGTCAAAAAGGTCTTTTTATCAAAGAAGCTCAAAGGCTTTTAGAAAAGAATGGCTACCCTTGCAAACCTGATGGTGATTTTGGTCAAAAAACTCAAGACCTTATTGAGCAATTTCAGAAAGCAAGAAACATTCCAGTAACGGGTCAAATTGATCAACCGACTTGGGCTGCATTGCTAGCATAACCAATTTAAGATAAAATCTTAGAGAGGTATTATGGCTGCAACTAGAGATATTAGTATTTATCAAGGCGACACTTATGCGCATGAATTGCGTATAAAAGATAGCGCCAATGCAAATGTGAATATTACAAGTAGAACTTATACTGGTCAAATTAGAAGGAAAAGGAATTCTGACACAATTAGTGCTACTTTTACATCAACCCTTACCAATGCCGCAAATGGCATTGTTGTCCTGTCTTTAACAGCAGCATCTACTGCAAACATAGCATCTGGAACTTATGTTTATGATTTTCAAGAAACTAATGGCGCTACTATTACAACACTAATTACGGGGTCTTGTATAGTTGTTGGAGAGGTAAGTAGATAATGCCAGCGGAAACTACAACCGTTCAGGTTAGTAGTGGTGACATAACTTCTGTTACTGTTGCATCTGAAATTACAGCGGTAACAATACAAACAAACGATACTACGGTGCTCACATCAGCACCAGCAACATTAAACTTAGCAAGTTTATCTTTTGCAGATACTACTCCTGCCGACATTGCTCGGGCAGGGGTTATAGGTGTAAGTGTGCTAGCAGCTAGGGCAGATCATGTTCATAGCGCAGCAAATCTATTAATGGATGGAGGAAACTACTAATGGCTAATACATTGAGAATTAAAAGAAGGGCAACTGGTAATGCTGGTGCACCTACAAGTTTGGAGAATGCAGAATTAGCATTTAACGAAGTAGATAATATTCTTTACTACGGTAAAGGAACTGGTGGCGCAGGTGGAACTGCAACTACTGTTGAAGCAATCGGTGGTCTTGGTGCTTTTATCACCTTGTCTGGTGATCAAACAATCACTGGTAACAAAACATTTACTGGTACAGTAATTGTTGCAACTCCAACCGCAAACGGTCATGCAGCTACTAAGCTTTATGTTGATGGTGCTGTATCTAATGCTACAACAACATTCACCCTTGCTGGCGATGGCGGTACAAGTCAGACAATTACATCTGGTGATACCCTGACAATTTCAGGTGGTACAGGTCTTACAGCAACTGCTGGGGCAACCGATACAATTACCATTAACCTTGACAACACAGCGGTTACAGCAGCCAATTATGGTGCAGCTGGATCTGTTGCAACATTCACTGTTGATGCACAAGGTCGTTTAACTGCCGCTGCAAATACAACTATTTCAATCACTGCTTCACAAGTTAGTGATAGAGCTACAAACCTTGTAACTGGTTTGACAGGGACGGCGAATGAAATCGCAGTTTCCAACTCTGGTGTAGGAGCTGTCACACTAAGTCTTCCAGCCAATGTCACTATTTCAAATAACCTTACAGTCTCTGGGGATTTAGTTGTTAATGGTAATACAACAACTCTTAATACAGCAACACTGGTTGTTGAAGATAAGAATATTGTTCTTGCCAATGTTGCGACACCAACAGATGTTACAGCGGATGGTGCTGGTATTACAATTCTTGGCGCAACAGATAAGACACTTAACTGGATTGACGCTACAGACGCTTGGACATCTTCTGAGCATTTTAATATTGTCGCTGGTAAGTCATTTTATATTGGCGGTTCAGCAATACTTTCAAATACAACTTTGGCTTCAAGTGTCGTTACCTCAAGTCTTACATCTGTAGGAACAATTGGTACTGGTGTATGGCAAGGAACTGCTGTAGCTATCGCTTACGGTGGTACTGGTTCAACAACTGCTGGTAATGCAAGAACTGCATTAGGTCTTGCAATTGGTACAGATGTTCAAGCCTATAGCTCTCAATTGGCAGCGCTTGCTGCGAATACTGCTACTATTGATGGTGGTACTTTCTAAGTATAGGAGTCATAAATGGCTAATGTCATAAAAATAAAGAATTCAGGCACGACATCGCAGGCTCCAGCTACTTTGGAATATGGTGAAATTGCTATTAATTATGCTGATGGTGTTTTGTTTTATAAAGACTTAAGCAACACCATTGTGTCCTTTGACATCAGCGGGGCAATTGATATGTCTAATTTAAATACATTAGTCAGTGATATTGAGGTGTCTGTAGCAATGCAGACATTCTAAGGCTTAGAATACCTTCTCTGATATAATTGAGTATTATGGATGATGTAAAATTAGATACAAGTAAGACACTTACTTTAACCCTTCCTTCTGACCCAACTTCAAATGCGGTCTCTGTAAGTTTGTACCATGAGTTCGGTTCGCTTGTAAGCGGACCAACTGCAGCGACTAGATCTTCGGCAGGTGTTTACACAATCACTTATGGACAGTTGGCATCTGGTCATTATGTTCTGAACTCAGCGGGTAGGCATCGTGCTGATTTTACATATACTGTCTCTGGCACTTCCTATACAAAATCGCAATATATAAATGTCTACACCCCTTATATCACGGCTGATGACTTCTTTGAGGATCATCCCGAACTGGAAGATGACTGGTATGACAAGTTTGATAAAATGGAAAAGAAAGTAAGAAATATCATTAACACATTTTGCGGTCAACAATTTGACTATTATCCGACAAAGTATATTGAAATTCCTGGAACAAATAAGAAAACCTTACATTTGCCTTACCCAATTGTAGATTTAACGAAGGTTACTTTAAATCTGGGGATGAGCGATGAAGCCATCCTGTATGATTCTTCAGATGCATCCTACACCGCTATAGAGAAAGCAAAGGAACCGCACAGCTTTGGAAGTACATACTATATTCAGTTTAAGCGATCAATGCTGGATAGCGTTCAAACAGTCATTACGACAAACAAATTTAACGCTGCTGATTCTTACAAGATTGAGGGCAGCTTCGGCTGGCAATTTGTTCCTAATAATATTGAGCAGGCAGCGGATTTGTTGCTTGAAGACATGATGAATAATGATTCTGAATACAGAAGGCATGGCATCCACTCCGCAGATATGGATATTTTAAAAATTCAAACAAGTGATAACTTCTATGAATCAACTGGAAATATTGATGCAGATGTTTTGTTGATGGACTACACATTGTTTATTATGGATTATGTGGTCTAATGTCAAATGGTTCTTATTTAAGATTCACTCATAAATGTGATGTCTATCAAAAGACAATAACAACTAGCGCCGCTGGGCAGAAAGTTGCCGCATTCACAATGCTTGCAACAATTCCTGGACAATTCCAAGCGCCACTTGAAGCGAATAACACCAGTGAAAGAAGGGTTGCTCCATATCAAGACAACTTACCGAAGTATGAATTAATTGTCCCTGCTAAATATGCAGAATACATTACATACAGCAATAGAGTTAAAAATATTGTTGATCGTTATTCAAACTTAATAGATAGTGATACTTTTGAAATTATTGGAATCCAGCCTAATTTTTCTTTTTCGGGCAGAAAACATTCTGTTAAAGTTTCTCTAAGAAGAGTTGTGGAGGGAGAATAATGAAAGTAAATGTAAGTGATCAAGTATCGTTATTACTTGCTAGGTTGGAAAGAATTCCTATGGACATTGAGTCAGGAGTTGCAGAGGGGATTATGGCAAGTGAATCTACCATTATGAGTGATGTTGTTGATCAATATGGGGATATTTTTGAAAATGTAGAGCCATCCATCCGTAGTGGAGAAAGCATTGATGTCATATTTAATGTTGGAGAGATGTATCATTTTGAAAACTCCACGGGAGAGCAGTTCTCTGTCATGGTTGAGTCAATGTCATCCAATGTTCTAGAGAATATAAAAACTGCAGTATCTAGAAATATGGGGGTTACATATGGCGCTTAGTGTCTATGACATCAACACAGCATTAATTGCCGATGCAACTTTGGCAAACATTGCTGGTAAAACTATGAACTTCTTCCCAGTGGTTGCTACCAATGGAGAAACTGCCCCTTTTGTTATTTACTATTACCAGCCAATGGTCCCATCTGTTGAGGCGCATTGGGTACGGAAAGATAACATTCGTTATTGTATTTTTGATACAAATGCTGATAGGCTATTCCAGCTTGCTGAAAGGTTTTTGTATATTTTAAGCAAAGGTGATCAAGTCGCTAAAGCTGGTGGGATTACTGGGTCAAACTCCAGGATATTGTCTTCATACCAAACAGGGGCTAATCTATCCGCTCCTTTGGAAAAAGAAGGCTGGTATAGAATGAATTTAGACTTTAAAATCTACAATGTTTAGTGAAGTGTGGTAAAATAATAAGATATGGAGTATAGTACAATAACATACATTGGTAAAAGTTCTGGTTATGTAGTCAAGCTTCGTGACACTGTTTACGAGTTTGAATGGAATAAAGGTCTGGGTATTGGAAATCGTCAAGGCGAGATCCGTACTAAAGATATAGATAGGATCGCCAAATGGCGAGACAAGAAGGGCAGGAAGATATTCCGCCTGGATAAATAGGAGGAAGTAATATGGCAGTTAATGTTTCTAACATTATTGTTGGCGAGGCAACCCTTAAATTGGGTACCAACGCTAACGCAACAACCATCGCAGCAATGAACAACTTTGCTGACATTGGTGCAACACAAAACGGTTTGGAAATTTCGTGGGAACCAGACATGGTTGACATTGAGATTGATCAATTTGGCGATGCAGCTAAAGTAATTCAATCAAAGGTTAAAGTTATGGTTAAGACAACACTTGCGGAGGGTACACTTAATAACCTCGCACTTGCTTGGAACTACGATAACACCACTGGTGGAGATGACATCATTGCTAACAATGATGGCGCAAACACAAAGACATTCTTGTTCGGTGCACAGGGAGTAATCCCATACGAGAAGGGCTTGGTTGTGACAGGTACAGCACCTGGCTCAACAGCAGGTTCAACTCTTACCCGTTCATTCTACACAAAGCGTGCGATTTCAATGGAATCATCCTCAATCAGCATGAAGCGTGCAGAAGCAACAATGTTTACAGTTGGCTTTAGAATTTTGCCAACAGTAGCAGATACTGGTTATGAGTACGGCAAGATCGTTGATCAAACCGCATAATTAATACAGAAAAATAATTTATTTAAAGGCAACGCCCCTCTACATTTTGTGATAAACTTAATGTTTGAGGGGCGAAACCCTTTGGAACTAGACACAAGGATGGAATATTTTGAGCGATAAAAATAAAGATATTACAGCAGGCACAGAAATTATGTTTGCTGATGGTAAGACAAGAACAATTAAGCCTTTGACTATTCGTAATCTTAGAAAGTTTATGAAAGTTGTTAAAGACCTGAAGAGCGAAGATACCTTGAATGATGAAGATATTGACATCATGGTTGAAGCCGCAGGAATTGCTTTGGCAGCAGTTGACCCTGAATTGGGTAATAATAAAGAAAAACTTGAAGATGTGCTTGACCTTCGTTCATTCGGTGAACTGATGGCAGCAGCAATGGGATCAGACCCTTCCTTCTAGGCGAAGAGGGGGCTGGTTCATCTGACCAATCATGGGAAGATCTCCCTCTTCTAAAATACGAATCTGAAGTTTTTGTTAGAACTGGCGCATGGATAAACTTCTCTGAGCTTGAATCCAGTTTGACATTAAATGAATTATTTCTATTGTATAGAGCTGCAATGTTTGAAACAAGCGTAGCTATGAAGATAGCTGCTGCTGCTCAGGGTGCGGAAGTAGATTTTGATGATGACTGGTACGACCCAGCTCCTCTTGTTGCAACTCCTGTTCATGAAATTCAACAGATGAGTTTCGGTATGGGTTATGAGCAAGTTAAAGTTACGCCCGTAGAAACTAATGAATCATAAAGTGATATTTTTTACGCATAGTCTATGTATAATTAATTGACAACAGTTAAAATAAAAAAAAATGAATCATTATTCGTTGCTTTAATTGTCCTAATATGCGATACTTATAATTGGATGAATTATGTCAGACACTGGTGATCTCACGGCAAAAATAGGAATTGATGCAAGCGTCACTGGCGCTGAGTCCGTTTCTGCATTGGCGGCAGGTGTTGGCGGTCTATCACAGCAACTACTTCAATTATCTCAAAGTGCAATACAAAATACTAATGTTCAGACTCAGTTAAATTCGGTTTTAAAAGCAACAAGATCTAGTGTTGGCGTTTTGGGGTCATCCATTGCTATATATCGTAAAGAGCTGGCTCTATCTAATTCAATGGTGCGTCAGAATACAGCATCACTTCTTGCCCTAGATGCGGCGCAAAAGAAGGTTACTGCTAGCGGTAAAATGACTTCCTCGTTAAGTTCATCGTATGCTCAAACAGCCAGCCATCTCAATTCAATGAATTCATCCGTTGGTACTTTAAATAAGACGATGAAATCAAATGCTATTGAGTCCTTTGGTAAAAGACTACAACAGTCTGGTATTCAAAGTCAAAGAGTTGGTATGCAGATGGCAAGAAATGTTACCTTGCCATTAATTGGTATATTCAGAACTGCATTTTTTAGTTATACAAGATTAGAAAGAGAGCAAGTTCGTCTAACAAAATTAATATCTGACGGATTTGGAACTGGAGAAGAGGCGATTATTGCGGCAAGAAAAGCTGTTGATGGACTTAACCCAGCGCTAGATCAAATTACTAGAAAATTTGGTACTTCAAGAATTTTAGTTCAAGCCCTTGCTGGTGACTTTGCTGAATTGGGTGTTCCAACAAATGCAATTACTGATTTAGCACTGTTGACAGTTCAATTGGAAAAACTTGGTAATCTTGATATTGGTCAATCTCAACAGTTTATTCAATCTATTTATCAAAATATTTTGAGAGTTAAAAGAGACTCGGCGGAGCAACAAGGATTCGTTTTTGACATAACAAATGTTGAGCAAATGAGCGACACCATTGAGCAGCTTCGTGGTCAGCTTGCGATATTTAACTTAATGGAAAATAAAACAACGCTTTCCTTGAAAGATATTGCAGATGCGTTCCCTGAAATGTCTGCCGCCGCCACTTCTTTTGGACTATCAATGAGCTCCACGGCAGCCATGTTGGCTCCAATGGTCGCTGCTGGTTTCCAAGTTGGTGCTTCTGCAAACTCCATTAAGGTTTCATTGCAAAGAATGGTTGCCATGACAAAACAAAATACTGGAATTGTTAGAGAACTAAATAGCGCATTAGGTGAAGAGTTTGAATACTCTGCGGGTGTTGGAATGGAAAATATTCAAAAATTAGTTGATGGCTTTAATTCATTGCTCTCTATAAAAGGCGAGCAAGGAACTTTGGAATTATTTGCAAGACTGTTTGGTGTTAGGCAGGGTCCAAGAATGGAAACTTCTATTAGGCAGTTTGCTCAATTTCAAAAAGCACTTGAAACAACTGGGAGTGCCGAAAATGCTATAGCTAAAGAATTAGAAGATAAAGTTAATTTTAGATTAAAAGCTAATGGAATGGAAGAGGTCAGTTTAAAGAAAATATTAGATCTAACAAATTTAAATAAAGATTCAGTAGAGAAAGTGAATGGTGTTTATTCTAAAAGAGCAGTAGTAATTCAAGATGCTCAAAAAGAAGCTACGGATAGTCTTGGTAGTCTTTTCAGCGATACTAAAGACTTTCTCGCTAAAGTTGGAACGGAATCTGGAAAAGGATTCTTTATGGAAGCGGTTGGTGGAGCTGCATATGCTGGTAAGCAAATGGAGATTGAACTTCAATTGTCAATTGATACAGCCGCCACGAGGTTTGATACATTAAGAGAATCAGTCATGGGTCTTGGTCGTGCAATTGTTCCAATAGTAGATGTGGTCGTCAAAGCAATCCTTCCTGTTGTTCAGAAAATAGAAGATTTTTTCAAAGGGCTGAGTGTAACAACTAGGAAGTTTATTGGTGCTTTTATGGGGCTTGCATTAATAATTCCAATGGTTAGCCTATTATCAAATACATTTAAAGCTTTATTTGGCGGAGCTATTAAAGGATTTGGCAGGATGTTTATGTCAACCAACGGATTGTTTGCATCATTAAAGGGTGTTAAATCTCAGTTAATGGACATAGCGGATATCATAATTGATCCAAAAATGACGAAGGGCTTTAATTCAATGGTCCAATATGGGGATCAAGCCCTGCTGTCACAAGACCCAACTAAGGCGGGATACAGTCCGACACTCCGAGGTCGTAGGAAAATGACTCCTGATTTGTCTGGGGTTGATCAGCCAGTTCGGGAATTGATAGAGCGAGGAGGGATGCCTGATCCTAACAGCCTAGCATCTATTAAGTCTACATTGCGTGGTGCAGATAAACTTGGCTTACCCAACACCCAAGAGTTAATAGCATCTCTTGTAACAGATATGAATGATGTTCCTGCGAAGATTGCAAAAGCTTCTGCTGACGCTGTAGATAAAACTGCTAAAACAATTGCTAAAACATTAAAAGGAACGGTCTTTCAAAATAATACATTTGTGGGTAATAAATTTGGTGGTGGAGCCCCTGGTACAACTCCTGGTACGACCCCTGGATCACGCACTCCAAAATCACCAACAAGTGGTGGAACACCAGCACCGCTCTACCCAACGCCAACAGGCGCACCGATTACTACGCCAGCCCCGCTTTACCCAACACCAACGGGCGCACCGATTACGCCTTCATCATACATACACAAACCGAATCCTCGTGGAATGTTTCCTTTGCCAACCGTACCGAATTACATTCCTCCTCCACCTACCATCATGCATCCACAAGGTTCTTTGTTTCCAGGAAGATTGCCTATCCCTTCGGCTGCAACAATTGGAGCCCCAGTTGTCGCAACCGTAGAAAGAGCTGCGGCTGAAGCTAAAGCTCAATTGGAAGCACTCGGTACTTCTGTTGAAGAATTTAATAAGGCAGTTGCTGAAGTTCCAAAACCCGCTCGCACTAGAACACCACGGGCACCTCGTGCTCCACCCGTAGTACCTGTGGAAACACCAGTAGTAACGGTGCCAGAACCTGTAGTACCAAAAACACCAAAGGTAGTAACACCAAAAACACCAACAGTTAAAGTTAAAGCACCTAAGAGTGCTGCAGCTGAAGTTAAGAAAGCAGTAGAAACTGTTGCCAAAAATACAGTCGCTGCAGTAGAAGGAACGGTTGGCGCTCTAACAGAAGCTTCTGCGGGTGCAACTGCAGCAGTTGAAAATGCGGCGAAGGGTGCTGGCAAGGCTGCTAAAGTCGCTACAAAGACAGCAAAAGTTGCGACTGGTCAAGGAGCTAAGGTAATACTCACCTATAAGGAAATTACTGATTTCTTTACAGCGGCTGGTCAACAATTACCTGAAGAATATGATTTCATCAGAACTGTTGATAGAGAAATTGCACTTACCAAGAAAGCTAAAACAGACTTCTTTAAAAATCTTACAAAGGAGTTTGAAAAGAAATCTACAACACCACTAGGCAGAATTGATAGGGGCAAGTACAAGATATTTGGTGATGCAGCAAGGAACGCACCAAGCATTAAAAAACCTGCATATCTCCCTATAGTTGATCAATTATTAACGGATAGATTAACTCCTTCTGTATCTGGTCAGAAATTGGGCGCAACACAAAAAAGTTCGTTGTTAAATTCTCGTAGCCAGATGCTACAAGGGGTAGCTGATGTATCTGGGGTAAGTAAATATGATGCTGCAAAAGCCGCAAAAGCAGCGAGAAAAGTTAGAGATGCTCAGACTTTAGCTAACGCTATATCTGGGAACATTGCAGATAGCGCTCCAGGTATTGTTCCTCCTCCTGGCGTTGAAGAGGTATACACGACAAGACCTAAAGCTGAAATTGCAGCAATAGAAAAGAGTTTGGCTGAAGCAAAATCTAACTTGAAGATTGTAGAAAAACAAGGAACTGATGTTGCTAGACAACTTGGCGGTACCTATAAAAAGCAAATAAGTGCTCTCCAAGAAGAGCTGTTGCTGGCTAAATCCGCAATTCACGAAAAATTAGTTCCTGCATCAAAAGCAACATCTCAATTACTTACCACTGAAAGCAATCTGATGCGAGAAGAAATGGCAATTCAGAACTTAACTAGTGGTAGAACAGCAAGCGGGTCTGGCATTGGACCAGATAACCCAATTAGATATGCAAATGAATTCTCAGATCGTGTTGGCGGGATGGATAGGGTTGTAAGTCAAAAAGGCTCCCCTGTTGTTCTTCCCAAAGACATTAGGGCAAAAATATTACATGATCTTGAAATAGAAAAATTAACTCAAAAAATATTAGATTCTACTGACGAAAATATTATAAGAGATTTGAAATCTCGCTTGTCTGAAACGGCAGATGACATTCTTGATGCAGATGTAAACCTTTCGGGAAGCGATGGTAACAGAAAAGCAACTGCTGCGGAATTAAAAAAAGTTAAAAAAGAAACCGCTAGACGGATGGCTGAAAGAAAGGGTGTTGATTTAACTAAATATCTCCCAACATCAGATGAATTTGATCCAGCCGCTGAAGCCGCAATATTAAAAAATAAAAAAGTTGTTGGCGGTCTAACAGAGTTTTATAAAGGAATTGAAAATGGCGGTGACGAGCTTGTAGCAGAACTTGCAGATATGAAAAAAGATGTTTCGCCTGCAAAAATTTCGGCTAGAGAGAAACTTGCAAAAGCTTTTGCAAGACAAAGAGAAGTACTATCTCCTTCTGGTCCTGGCGGTAGAACTGTACAACCAATCAGAAAAATAATTTCTGGAGGCATGGGGGATTTACCAACAGGGGCTGGAGTAGGAAAGGGAGCCGCTCAGGCAGTCAAGAGCGGGTTGGTTAAAATATCAACCTTGGTTGATAAATCAATTGATGATTTAGTAGACCAGCTTCCAATTGCAAAATTTAGCAAAGTAGAAAAAGATATTATTCGCCAAGTTGCTAAAGCAACAGTTGCTGCAAAACCTCCTAAGGGTACTGGAAATGTTCTTAAATCTGGTTTTAATTTATTAAACACCCAAGTGGATGAGGCAACAGCAAAAACCATCAAGGCGGGTCTGGATAGACAAGTTCAAGATATTCTTCACACTATAGCCAAAACTCCAGAAATTCATAGCGGCGGCAAATCTGGTTATGTCGCAGCAGCAAAAGCCAAACTGGGAATGTTGTTTAAAGGAACAAATGGAAGTGTTGCTAAGATACTCAAGAACACCACTGATTTGATTAGTTCATCTAACAATATTTTAATTGACGCTGTTGGTTCAGGAACTTTCGCCTTAGCTGGTGTAAAGGGGCAGATAAAGGGGGAACCAATAAAATCCATGACATCCCTTACTGGGGGAGGGGTGTCAGCAAGAATAAAAGCGCTTGCAGAAGAAGTTCAACAAAGAAGGTTTAACAATGCTAGAAAGGCTGTAAAGTCAAGCGAATCAGAAAGGACTGGGCAGCCAAATACCAGGAAGACAGCTAGGGATGCAGCAGCAACGGCAAGTCGTAACCAAAACGATGAAATATTAAACAGAGTACTTGGAGAGAAGCCAGAGACACCTCCATCTACAACCCCAGCGGTAACAAAGAACATTGTTGCAACTGAGGCTAATACAGTAGCACAGGCAGAAAATACAGGGGCGACTCAAGCAGCAACAACGGCGGAAGTGAAAGATAAAACAGTAACTACAGCGTCCAGTACTGCAACAGAGGTAAAGACAGCAGCAACTAATGCATCAGCTGCAACAATCGTAATGTCTAAGAGAGGCGAAGAGCTTATGCAAAAAGCCAACGCCCTGTTGGCTGGTGCAAAATTTAAGAATGTTGCAGCAATTGACGCATTAATTTCATCGTATACAGCTGAGCAATTAGCGACAAAATCTGGGACAAGTTTAGTAAAGGCTAGAGATGGAGTTCGTAGTAGCCTTAATACTCTTGAAAAAGCAAAAGCAGAACTTCTAAAGAGAGAAGCGGCTACCATAAAGAATGGTCTGGGGGCTCAAAATAGTGCTCTTGTTGAGGCTAAGAAGAAATTAGAAATTGCAACTAAAAATGCGTCCAAGAGATTGACTGACCTTGCTAAAGCCAGCACGGTTATGACTGATTCATTAAAGGCAGCATCAATACCAGTAACAACAAAACCAGCAAAAGTGGCACCAGCAGCGGCGGCAGCAGCGGCACCGTTTTATCCAACGCCAACAGGAGCCCCAATACCAAAAGCACCTAGTGCAAGTCGGAAGGTTAATGTAGGCAGTCTTCCTGCTGGAATGAAAATTGCTCCTACAGATAGCGGAGTTATTAAAAAGCTTGGTGAATTGGCTGTTAGTTTTGACAAGTCTCTTGCCAACTTCTTTAAAGGACCAAACTTCTTTCAAGGTCCAAACATATTCCAAGGTAAAATAATTTCAGCCGACAAGTTGAAAATAAATATAACCGACAAGGCAAGAGATTCAGCAAGGCTCGCTTCAGCGAGAAGTGGTTTGGCTCCATACACCGATCCATTGGTTATGAGGGCTTCACGAAGAAAAACACTTGGAGTAGTTCGTAAGAAAATACTTGATGATGGCGGGGCGATTGATGATGTAAGGGCGGCAAAGCTTAGAAGAATTACGGGTATAGATCCACGCAGAACTGTTGGCGCAACTTCTGCTGTCCCAATGACTAGACCAGTATTTGGTCCAGCCTTGCCAACACCACCTGCCGCTGCAATACCAAAAGTAACTGCTTTTTCTGGTATTAAATCAAAGATAGATGATGTTACTAAGGGTGTAGCTAAGTTGGGCAGTATGTTTAGTAATGTTCTGCCAAAGGCAATGCATGTTACTGCTACAGCAGCCGTAAAGTCGTTTAACGCTGTTGGTCGTGCCGTAGCTTCATCGTATGCTGTTAATGCTGTTAGAGCCATGACTGGTGGATTAAAGGTTGTAGGCTCAACGGCTGACATGTTAGCAGATGGTTTTAGAAAGTCTGCTGGAGCGGTTAGAGTATTTAATGCTATAAACAATGCAACAATCACAACAATTAAATCAATGGGTGCCGCTGGTCTTGTAACTAAGACTATCACAGGTGATATGGCGTGGGCTTTTGGAAAACTGGGTAAGATATTAGGTTCAACTGTTAATGTAGAAATGAAAGCATTCCTTATTAGTTTGCAAAGAAGTAAATTAACAAAGGCTTGGACCTTCATGTTGACTGCTGGAATGATGACATTTGTTAAGTCTTTAAGGGTAGGAATTGCACACTTAAACATATTCGCCAACACAGGGGCACGACTGGCATCTGCGAAAGCAGCCATCGGCGGTCTTACTGCTGGAACAAGTCTCTTGCGAAAATCATTGGTCGGGTTAAATGCCTTTACAGGTCTTAGTGCTGGAATACAGGCTGCATTTAGCGGGATTTTGAAATCAGTATTGAGTGTTGTAGCTATCGTGATAAAACTTAACGCTGCTCTGTTCTTGATAGCCCCAGTGGTTTTGCTTATTACTGCAATCTTTATTCAATTGAAGAGAGGGACTACTAATAACTCAGCGGCTTTAAAGTTGTTTAAAGAAGGAATTGTATTGGTTAAGGGAGCCATCCTTGCACTTGCAAATCCAATTCTGGATATCATAAATGCGTTTGGTGGATTTACTGGTGCTACAAACCAAACACAGAAAACCGCTGGAGCCCTATATATTATGGCACGGGCATTCAAGTCTGTATCGCAAGCATTTAATAATTTTGCCCAGGGCGCTGGTCAAAGGTTTGTAAAGAATACTTTGGGTCCAGTCATTATAAGATTGGTCAATAGATTTATCTTGCTCGGTAGAGCAATTCGTGGAGCAATGCGTCAAGACGGAAGCGCTGGCAAGAACATGTCTGCATTCTTCCAAAGCTTGCTTTACGAAGGTCTTAATGTTATGGCGAAGTTGTTTGATGGTCTTTCTAAATTACTTCCACACATGGGTGGAATTATTGGCACTGTAATCGGAGCGGTTGCAAAAGCAAGCATAAAGATGCTTAATCTTATTGGGAAATTTGGGATGGAAGTTGGTCTGTTCTTTGGATCTATCATAACTGGAATAGGAATAGCGTTAATCCCATTCTTCGGCATGGGTGCGGCAATTGCAACAGCTGGCGCTGCCTTGGTAGGTCTTTCACTTGCTGGTTTTGCAGCATCAAAAGCTCTAACAAAGAGTGACGCTGAAATTGATAAGTGGGCTTCTGGTGTTGGTAAGTCAGTTGCTAATGGCATGGGTTCGGCAGCTAGTGGGATGGCTGGTTTTATTAGAAAGGGAATGGATTCAATTGATAAATCTTATGCCAAAAAGATAGGTCAAGGAATTAATAAAGCACTCGCCAGCACCGCTGGTGATCCAGATGGTTTGAAAACAGCAATACAGGAATCTTTAAAGAAAAACGCAGATGTTGCAAAATCTGGTGGTGAAGCTCTTGGCGCTGCTGCTGCTAAGGGAATGATGAAGAAAATGCAAGATATTAAGAAGACATTTACTGATGGCTTCTTTGGCAAAGCTGACGCAGCGGTTGATAAATATGTAGATTCCCTTAAGAGGGGATTGGAGGATCAAAGAGATAAAGCACTGGAAGCATTTGATAATCAAGCTGATGCTATCCAGGAACTTGCTGATGCAGAAGAAAGACTAACTGACAAGATTGAATATGAAGAAAAGAAGAGATTGCTTATCAAGACAAGAGCTCTTGATCAAGAAAATTACTTAAGAGAAAGGAAAGTTGCCGTCTATGAGGGTAGAACCGAAGATGTTCGTTCACTTGATTTAGCAAGTCAGAAATCAAAATCCGAGTCGGTTAAGGAAGAGAAAGACTTAGACCTTTCTAGGCTCAAAACTCTACAAGGGGAACAGCGAGATAAAGCTTTGGCTGTAATAGCAAGAGAGAAAGACCTGCTTGCTAAAGAATATGAAAAAATGTTTAGAGATTTTGATGATCAAATTGAAAAGATTAAAACTGTCGGTTTCTCTACTGAAGATGAATTTAAAACTCTGCTTTCAAGATTAGGCGGTGCATCTCAAACATTCTCTGACGCAATAACAAGTACATTCTCAACCTCAATGCTGGCGTTACCAACTGCAATTAGAGATAACACTGACTCATCAATCGGTATGTTCACTGTATCAATGGATGCGTTAGTCGCTGAGGCGCAATCTAAGTTTGGTGCAGCGAACGGAACAGCTAATTCAACATCAATACTTGGTGCTGCATACATGCTGGCTACTGGATTGCCAGATGCTTTTAAAACTGCATTCAATGATGGAATAATTGCACAATTCGTAACTCCTTGGAGTTCTGCAGTGACTGCAGATATTTCAGGGATTATCCCAGCAAACTTATGGGTTGAAGCTGCTGGTCTTGCTCTAATTGAAATGGTTAATTCTCTAAAGCGAGAACTTGTTGGGCTAAAGGGTACTCTTTGGAATGATTTTAAGAAAATATTTGAAGCTACTTCTGAAGCTGATTTTGCTTCAATATTTGGACCTGCGCTTGCTGGTCTAGAAGATGTTAAGAAATACATGACGGGATTGTTTGATGAAATAAAGCAAATCGCTTCAGATATCAATTTGATTGAAGTAAGCAGAGAGCAACAATCTGGTGGTGGTGGAGATGAGGCAAAGAAGCCAGCTGGCGGTGCTCTTCCTGGTGAGGCTTCCTATGTTCCGTCTGCTTATGATAGATTTGAAATCAGAAGAGGTAGGGGGCTGGCTGACAGAAATAAGATTACCCCGCCTGTTAGCGATAGTGGTACCGAGAAATCTGGCGGCGGTTTCTTTGGCGGAATTAAAGATGCTGCTATTGGCTTGGCTGATCAATTAGGTGCTGTTAAGACTGCAATATTAGGAGCAGTTGGCGCTATTGCTGGATTTTTTGTACTGCAAGCAGTGTTTGGATTTATATCAACTGTTATGGGCGTTATTGCTGGTGCGCTCTTAACGGTATCAATAGGGGCAGCAGCCATAGTCGCTGCAGTCGGAATAGTTATTGGATTATTCATTTATCTTTATATCAAGGTTAAAGGATTTAGAGATTTTGTTAATGGCGCTTTCATAGCCGCTTGGGAAGCGCTTGGAACCGTTATTGGTTTCGTATGGGATGGAATAAAGACAGGGGTAAGTAATTCACTTGATGCTGTCAAAAATTTTGTACAAAATGCTTTAGATTTCATGAAAGATGTTTGGGGTGCAATTGGTGGAATTGTTGAAGATACCTTTAAGAAAATCATTTCTTTCTTTGTTGATGGATTTAATGCCCTAAAAGATAACATCGGGGGCTTCGTTGATAGCTTTATTAACTTGTTCAAGGGTTTCTGGGGGGCTATCGGGGATGGTATTAAGACTATTGCTGATCCTATAATGGAACTTTTGGGTAAAATTGGAATTGCTATTGGAATTGCTATTGGCGCAATAGTTGCTTTTGCTGGCGGTATTGTTGTCGTAATTGTAAATATTTTTGACAAAATAAAAGGTCCACTGTTTTCTGTAACTGGTTTTATTATTGATATTTTCTCAAAAATATTTGATATCGCTACACCAATAGTTGAAATTGGTATTGGCGCTATAGCTAAGTTAATAGCCCTTCCGTTTGAAATATTAAATACAGTAATTGATATAGCAGTGGGTGCAATAAAGATTGCAATTGATATTATTGTTGGGGTATTTAATGTTCTGTTTGATGTTTTCAAGGCTATTGCTTCTAATCCAATTGTAGTCTTCTTTGCTCGCCTAGCTGCATTGCTTGGTTTGGTAGCGGCAATTGCTGCAACATGGACAATTAAGATTGTTCTTGAATCTACATGGTATGTTATTAAGAAAGTTGTTGGTGCCCTTATTGATCTTGCTGAATTTATTGTTGGAGGTCTCGTAGGGGCGTTTAATATAATTAAAGATGTAGCTGTTGCAGCATGGGACTTTATTTATGATAAAGTTAAGGGGTTTGTTGATTGGTGGCATGAGAACATTGGTAGTTTGTGGTTAATATTTACCGCACCAGTTGTTATAGCGTATGAAGCAATTATGTGGTTATTTGATACAGTAAAAAATAATCTTGGTCCAATACTCTCAAGCGTATGGGATGGGTTTAAGTCTGCAATTGATGTTGTTTGGGAAGTTATGAAGAAAGTATCATCATGGATTGGCACAGCATTTGGTGCAGCCTGGGGAGTGCTGAAAAAAGCTGCTTCTCTGTACTGGGATTACTTAAGTTTTGTTATTCCTCTGCTGTGGGATACTTTGAAGAAAGTAGCATCATGGATTGGAGCAGCGTTTTCAAAAGTTTGGGATGTTATTAGTTATGTTGCAACAAACGCTTTCCAAATACTTGGTGATGCAATTAGTATTTTCTGGGGAATAATAACTAGTGGTTACGATTTTATAAAGCCAGTATTTGATTGGATTGCAGACACTGTTGGAAATGTAATTAAGACTTATGTTGAAATACTACAAATTGCATTTAGCCTTCTGTGGAACGGCATTATGGCTGGTTACGATTTTATTAAGCCAGTGTTTGATTGGATTATGGACATTGTTGGGAATATAATTTCAACACAAGTTGAAGGTCTAAAGAAAATATTTGGTTTCTTGTGGGATGGTATCAAGGCTGGTTGGGACTTGGTAGGTCCAATATTTGGCTTGATGGCGGATATTATTGGAAAGGTAATTAAACAAGCAATTGACGATGTAAAATTTGTATGGGATTTGTTATGGCAGGGGATACAAATTTCTTGGACTTTCCTTGAGCCGATATTTAATTTTATTAAAGATGCTATTACAGGTGGAATTGGTTTAGCAATTGACTTAATCAAAGCAGGATGGGACTTATTTGTAGCTGCGCTAACTAATACAAAAGATTTCATCATGGGTGTAATTGGCAGTATTGGCGGGTTCATTAAGGAAAAGATACAAGTTGTAATTGAAAATTTAATAGGCGTATGGAATGGATTAAAAACTGCATTCAGCACAGTATGGGGTGTTATAGAGCCGATTATTTCTAAGATCGGAGGTGCAATCAAGAGTGTAATTGGTGGAGCTATTGATTTCATTTCATCTGCAATTTCAGCAATACCGCAAGCGTTCAAGATAGTTGTTAATAGTATCGGTGGGTTGTTCAACAGGGCTGTTGACCTGCTCGGTAATTTCGCATTCCCGAAGACTATCTTGGGAATCCCACTTCCTTTCATTGGAGGAAAGAAGGTAAGCGACTTTATCCCTCTTCCAAAAATTCCTACTCTGTATAGCGGCGGAAAAGTTGGAATGTACATGAAGGGTGGAATGGCGTATGGTACTGGTGGTATGACAAACGGTCCAGTTCAACAAGGTATCCCAGCGATATTGCACGGAGGGGAATATGTTATTAATCATAAAGCTGTGCAAAGAATTGGCACTGACACGCTAGAAAGATTGAATAACTATAAGCTTTCAAAGCCAAACTTGCCGAGCATGCCATCTGTTCCTAGAATCAACATGCCAGGTGCTGGAATTAATGCTCCACAATACGCACAATCTGGAACTGCGTCTAGTTCAACGCAAAATGTAAATATCTTTGTTGAGAATTTCATTGGTGAGCCAGAGTGGTTTAACGGAATGATGAAAGACTACAACACAAAAGTTTTGCCAAGAAATCAAAAAGCTGCTGGAGTGCAAAGCAGAGTTGTAAGCACATACAACGGGATTAATAAAGGTCTATAATGAATACTAATTCTTTATTCAAAATAAATGGAACATTTATTACAGAGCATGGAAGAAAGCTGTCTATAACCGAAGAGATTGCGGCTAATGATGTTGATCTTGCATCTGGTCATAGAAGAAGATTCTTCACAACTAATAAGAGATCATTTCAAATAACTTGGTCGTATCTTCCAGACAAAGTTGATAAATCAGTTGACAGTAAAGCTGGCAGGACTTTTTTGTTTAACTTGGCAAATACATCTTCAACGGCTTCTGTCCAAGTTGAGCTTGAACCGAACGCTGGTCTTACGGAATACACCTGCTATGTTGACTCCTATAGCGAATCGGTTATTAGAAGAGATTTAAAAACTGGTTGTACTTATTATGATGTCTCATTGACATTGAAGGAGCGCTAAACATGGCAGACAGTTTCTATAGTTTTAGCGAACCTCTTAATAGTGGTGTAGATTTCTTTACTGCTGATGATGTTGAAGCAGTATCTATTGCGGTAGCTGGTGATATTAGCGTTACAGTTAATGCAATAAGATTGTTATCTATTTCGGCAAATTTATCTGCTGATGCAACGGCAACAGTTGCCGCTACAAGAATGGTTCTTGCTTCGGCAAATATTTCTGACTTACTATCAGCAACTGCAACCGTTGGCACAAATATTAGGGAAGGGGCGTTAATTGTTATTAGTGCAACTTCTTCACTAACTGCGTCAAGTACAAAAATAGCATATGCTTCATCTGCAATAAATTGCACAACAAGTGTTGCGGCGTTAGCAGTGAAAACAGCACTGGCTGTATCTGCAATAAGCTCGGCGGCTTCAATTGTTACATCTATGGTAAAAACAGCTCGTGGTGCCGCTAATGTGGTTGTATCGTCTAATTTATCTGCAATACCAAGGAAGATAATCTTTGCGTCTACTGCGTTAAGTTCAAATGTATCGTTGTCAGTTGCTGGTAAACTAATTCTAATAACAATCAAGATAGTCCTGCAGAATGTGGGGTCAGTATCTGCTACAGCAGTAAAGTTTGCTACATCGGCAATTGCTGGGATTGTAAATATTGATGATTCATTAATTAGAACTTTCCTTTTGCTGGACGAGTCCCCGATAACCAATCATAATAGAACTATTGATATGAGTGTTGAGCCGATCTTTACTGAAGTAAAGAACTGGAATAACCGATCCAGTAGATACTATAAGTCTTCATCTAGGGCTGCAAGAAGGACTTTTAATTTGTCATGGTCTTGGCTCCCTAATTCCAACTCATCAACTGTTGATGGCAAAAAAGGTCGGGACTTTATAAAGGATATAGCATCCGACCCCAGATCGCATGTTCTTAAAATAATAAATTTAGATGATTCTGGGACAACTCCATACACTGAAACGAGTTATAATGTATTAGTGAAAGATTATAGCGAAACTTTAATCAGAAGAGATATTGAAAATGGTGTGTATTTTTGGGATTGTTCAATAAGTTTAGAGGAAGTTTAAATGCTCCAATACGGCTTATATGACAAACAAATTTCAGACTCTTTTAACTCCGCTTCATCTGCGATTTCTCAAAGAATCAAACCACTCATCCTAGTTGATTGGCTGGACAGCAGGCATATTGAAAAAAACGCTAATGTTGAAATTGCTTCAAGTAATTATACTGTCTCGCAACTAAGTAATGCAACTGTAATTCTTAATGCTACAGGGATGCTATCCAATGGAAGATCTCTATCAAATAAAGAAGTGCAGTTTAATCAGTCTAGGCAGAGGGATTTTTATTTTACTCCAAATGAGTCAATTAATGGCATAGAACGCCAGTCATTTACATGGGGTGTGTGTGATGCAAAAGATATTAATGGCAAAGTAATCACAGCAAATGGTCAATGGCATTGTCTTCCAGCAAATAAGGATGATAATTACGAATTTGGATATCAGTCATCAACCAAAAGTTTGTCAAATACCCATGCTACGCTTAATGGATACGGGTTTACTGATCCAGTTATTTTGACATATGTTTTTACAGAGCGTAAAGTCAATCTATTAAAAATTATAACATCTGAATATAATGGTCAAATTAAATCATATAATATTAAAGCATATAATCAAACAGTAAACTTAATATACAATGAGGATGCAGAAATACCAGACGAATTATATTATCACGAGCATTTTCTTGAAGGGGTAACTTCAAATGATATTAATAAAATTGTCTTAACTATTTATACGACAAAGAACCCCCTAGATTACGCAAGGGTAAACGAAGTATCTCCAATATACCAGGTTGATATGACTGACTATGTTATTGACTCTGGTGTTTCTAAGGTGAGAGATGTCCATGAAACCAGTTTGCCAATTGCTGGAACTGGAAGCTCAACAGCATCATTAAGCTTTGATAATACAGAAAAGGATTTTAATTTATTCAATTCCTCGTCTTCATTTGGCAAATATATGAAAAAAGATATCAGGGTTCATATTTATGCTGGATGGGAGATTCATCCATCAACAAATGTCGTGGTTAATGCAGTCCTCTCAAATACAATAACTAGTTCCTCCACAGTCTGGAGTGTCAACAGCGTTGCAGGCTTCCCTGCAGGCGGTGGTAATAATGATTATATTTTAACTATTGATGATGGAACAATAAATAAAGAAAGAGTATTGGCTAGGAAAGGTACTGGAAACTCATTTGATGTGATCCAGCGAGGCTACGGCGGAACTATCGGTAGAGCTCATACCGCTGGCGCTGCCATAGTTTTTGATATATTTGAATATGTTCCGTATGGGGTGTTTTATGTTGACGAATGGCAGGGCTCCTCATCTAGCATGGTTGTTAGCGCATCACTTACCGACAGAAGTAAGTTCGGTAATGAAAAAATGGTGACTAAAGGTTTCTTACTTCAGGAATCTACAGTCGCAGAAGCGGTAGAACATTTATTATTAATGACAAATTATCCAAGAGCTGACATAGAATACTTATTGAATCCTAGAAAAACATCTGTAAAAGATGGGGCTATTTTGCATTTGGGTTTTGATGAGAAAAGCGTAGACAGAGCTAGTTCTGCAAGAATTGTTTCTACATCGCTACGGGCTCGCTTTGTTGAAATACCAGATACAGATCTTAATTCGGTCAGGGATATTAAGCTTGATGCTAATGATCGCAATTTATCAACATATGAAAAAGCTTTGGATATCAGGGGCTACATAGCTCCATCTTTAACGACAACTACAAAGCAAATATCAACAAGCAATACTTATGCGTTGAGATATACATCTGGTCAATTTACATCAATAGCCAACACGGTGGTTGATAGTTACTTCAATGGAGTTTTTGATGGCTACTATGTTCCAGACCAAACTGGTAATAGAGCTATTGTTATTGATATTAATAAAGGCGGAGTTCGTGTTTATTTAAACAAAGAAAAAATTATTGATAAATGGTATGTCGTTGATTCTGGGTCAAACGCAGAAGTTGTAATTTCATCAGACGAGTATTATTTAACGGCAGGTCAACCTTACGAATTGAGAATTGAATTCTTTACAGAGCAAAAGATTACAGGTGAATTGTTTACAATATCGTTGAGTACAGAATATAACAGTACATTGTCTTATGTTGCTGCTTCAGAATGTTACTCAATGGTTGCCAACGATAAAATTGGTGTTAAAAGTGAAACATCTTATTTAACATTTTCATCTAATTCATGGACTCCTACTGCGAATGTCAATATAATTGAAAGGTCTGCAAGAAGGAATGATGCGATATATATTGGGAGTGTGAAAATATCAGAGCCATCTGGTGTTGTCTCTGATAAAGATAGCCGAAGCATTTTACTTGAATCAAATTCATATCTACGGCTTCCTTACCATTCTTCTTATGATTTCTCAAACACATCAAGTTCAATCCACACTGGTGAATTCTCAATAGAGATGTTTGCTAAATTTAACGCTGGATCTTTTTCTTCCGATGGTGAGTATGTAAGTAATTGGAATAATTCATCATCAACATCTGGGTTTGAATTTTTCAATAACTCATCAGGTAATGGGTTTAAAATTAAGACTTTAGCGGCAAACTCAGTTGTTATGACAGAAACTGTCTCTTCCAACACTGCTCTTTCCAATAGTTCATTCAGCCATGTCGCTGTTACTTATGAGCCTGGGGAGCTTAAGTATTTTATCAACGGTGTATTGAAAGATACAGAGGTGATAGAGGGGACTCCTATCTCATGGGCATCAAAGAGTTTAACATTTGGCGGAAGAGGGGCAACATTTGCGGCTGGAGTAGAGTCACCACCTGCAAGCATTAGAAGTTTATGTTTAGATGAGTTTATTTTATACAATAATTGTTTGTCCGAGGCGGATGTTCTAAATCATTACATAGAAACACAAATGCAACCAGCTCAAGTCATGCCGTTTATCTATGGTAATGATGCAACTGTTCAATCAATAATAGACGATATCAGCCTAGCCGATCTTGGTCGTTTCTATATTGACGAAAGAGAGATTGCTAGATACGAGCATTACAATAGATTCTTTGAATCATCTATTGATCAACATGCCAACACTCAGCACACACTTAACGATTCAACAAATATAATTGAAGCAAGTTACAATGTTCAATTGCAAACAAATAAGGTTGTTATTAAAGTTAGCGGTATTGCAAATAATTTAATTTTTAAACAAGGATTGTGGCGAGCAGAAGACCCTACTACACTGGGAGTGACATCGCTCTCGTCAAACATATCTAATTCTTCCACCAGTATGAATGTGACATCAACAGATAGCCCATTCTTTCCAAAATCTGGTTATTTGATGATTGACGATGAGATTGTAAAGTATAGTAACACATCAAGTAATTCATTTATAACAATGGAGAGAGCGCAATTTGACACTCCTGCCGCTTCACATACATCGGGGGCTTTAGTTCGTGAAGTGAAAAACTATGACTTATTGTTTGATAAAGCCCCAGCTTTTAAAGTTGAAAACCCCTTAATTACAAACTTAAGTTTGACTAAGCCAGCAAAGATAGATTTAATTAAATATAATCCAACACCATTTGGTGCTAAATTGATTCTTGCTGCTTCAAATAATGTGGTTTCTGGAGAAATCGTTTATGTTGAAGGTAAAAACCCACTTACCGATGAAGCCCACTTTGCCTCTATAGCTGGAATACCAGTGGTTGTAACAGACAAGACTGGGGATGTTAAAGAAAAGAAAGCTACTCTTGATGATAATATCAGGAGATATGGTCTAAAAGAAGTAATCATAGAAAACCAATTCATTACTGACCTAGATTACGCTCAATCTTTGGCTACTTTTATAATAAACAAAATGAGCGAGCCAGTCCCTGTACTTAATTTGACCATAATGCCTTTGCCTAAATTACAGCTTGGAGATAGAATAAGAATATCCTCAATGGATTCATTTGATATAATAGATGGAGACTATTGGGTTATTAGTGCTGACTTTTCCTTTAATGGCGGAGCAACACAATCAATAGTTGCAAGGAAGGTCGTGTAATGGCTTATTCAAGAGGGGTTTCGGAAGGCTCTATACTTTTCTATAGTGGTGGTCATAATCATAATGGAACATCTTCTGCGTTAATAGCTACTGAAGCCTATTCCATTTACGATTTTATTGTTGGATTTGCTGGGTCAAATGAAAGACAAATAAAACAACAAAATAATTTTAATAATTTAAAAACTGTTATTTCAAATGTTATTAAAACAGATGTGCTTGGTCCAAGTGGAATTCGTTTATCTCCTAACTCAATTGAGACAATCCATATAGTAACGGGAGCTATCACCGCAGAAGAATTATCTGCAAACCTTGTTCTGGTTAACAATGTGATCAGAAGTAATAACTTTGATGGAACAATTGAAGCTAACGGCGTTATTTCGGGGCAGGGGTCATTAGGCTGGGCTATAACTAGTGCTGGTAATGCTGTGTTCTCAAATACTTCAATTAGAGGAACTATTACGGCTGATTCTCTCACCACCCCAGGTGTTAATATTAGCAATGCTGGTAATCTAACTGCCAATAATTTTGCACTGTATTCCAACGGTCAAATTCAAAATGGTAATTTTAGTGTTAGCGCAGCTGGAGTTTTATCCGCAACTGGCGCAACTATTTCAGGAACTGTAACTGCATCTTCAGTTAGCACTCCAGGCATTGCTATTAGCAATACTGGAGCAATATCTAGTACCAACTTTAATGTAACTGCTGGGGGGAATATAACAGCAACAGGTGCAAATATCAGTGGAACAATTAACGCCTCTGGTGGAACATTTAGTGGATCAATCACTGCAAATGGAACAATTTCTGGTGGAACAATTTCTGGTGCAACAATTACTGCTGGCTCCACCTCCCTCTATAGTAATGGTCAAATCACCAACGGTAATTTCAGTGTCAGTTCAGCTGGAGATTTATCCGCAACTGGTGCAACTATAACAGGAATTCTTAGTGCTGAAACTGGCAGTAGAATTGGTAACTTTTATTTTAATAACTTTGGGTTAACAAATGGTTCTGGTCCTGGTTTGAGCGGTGAAATGCAATTAGATACATTTAATAACATTATCTATGCCCCATTTTTCAAAGCATCTGACGGACAAAATAAGACTGAAATTAAAATGGGTGTTATAGAAATGGATAGATGGGGGGTGGGCGGTCCAGCACAAATTCGTTTTAACCGTGAAAGGATAAGTCCTAACAACGAAAGATATCTAGCCTTCGCCTTAGCAGGCTACCAATCAGGTAATGTAATCGGTTCTATAAATCAGACTAGTGCAACTGGTGTCAACTATCTGACCACTTCGGATAGCAGGCTAAAAATCAATGTAGATAAACCTTACGATGCTATTGTCGTAATTAATACCTTGATACCTAGATTGTATAAATGGAGTTTAGATGATGAAGGTAATGAGCATCTTGGGTTTTTTGCTCAAGAGCTTTACGAGGTCTACCCTGATGCAGTCGGTGTGGGGATAGACGCTTCAGAGCAAGATATTGACCTAGTGAGGGAGGACCCTTGGGGTATTGACTATTCAAAAATTACACCTCTTTTGACTAAAGCTATCCAAGAACTCTGTATAAAAGTAGAAGTTTTAGAACAAAAAGTGGTGGAGTTAGAAAGTAACTAATAGCTGTACTATATATGGTTAAGCTTTATATAATACATACGACAACAGAAATGAGGTATAATAGATAAATGGCTTACGAGAACTATACATTTGTATCATGGACAGACGGAACACCTTTGAGCTCAGACAGGCTTGCTCAAATGTCAATGAATCTAGAGCAGATTCGTGACGCAAACGACTCCAAACCAGCAGGTGTTCTTGAGTTTATTGAATTAACAACGGGTAATGTTGTTTCTAATATTTCAAACACGGACACTGAAATTTTAGCCCTTACAAACCCAGTCGGGGATGCTGATAAGAGAGTTACCATTGACTCCAATAGATACTATAAAGTTACTTGCGTTTTCCCAGGGTTTACGGTTCTAGGCAAGGGCGCAGAGGATTGCCGTTTGACATTAAAGATATTCAACGCCGTGCAAGCTGGTTATAGCGCAACTAGTCCAGTAATGGAGTGGAATTTTACCCCATCACCACATATTTTTTACAATACAGCAGCAAATGCTAATGTCGCTACCAGTGGTGCAACATTTAAGCAAGATAATGGAAGAATTGGTGCTGGGACATATTCAATATATCTTGAAAGTGGTGCTGGCTTAAATGCTAATTCATTTTCTGCATCTGTATCTCGCATATTTGGAACATCTGGAGCAACTAATGCTCCACAAATTAGTGTAAACCCAACCTCAACTGAGAAGTTGCAATTAATAGTTGAAGATGTTGGCGCTAGCGTCTAACCGTGGGTGAGCTAGCTTCTAAACGGCAAGACATAGCTTGGTCACTAAGAGTTGTTTCTGGTGAACATAATCCTAATTATGGCGGCGGCAAGTATATAGATGACAAAGGTTATGTACGGATATTAAACCCAGATCACCCATTTAGCATTAAAGGTTATGTGTACGAGCATAGATCGGTGTTTGAGCAATATTTAAATAGATTACTGCAACCGTGGGAAACTGTTCACCATATTAATGAAATTAAGGCAGATAATCGTGTTACCAATTTGTTCTTGTGTACAGTTGCAGAGCATAGTGCTGTTCATAGAGAAGGTAAGAAACCAACAGAAGGTCATCGTGAAAAGATGAGAGTTAATATGCAAAAAAGAAATAAAGAGGCTCGTGAGAGCAAAAAAGAAATTATAAAAAATCTTAAATTGCAATAATTCTGTTTCAAATAGTGTACAATTAACCTTATGAAAATATGCCAAGCAGAAAATTGCGATCAGCAATTTGAACCACATACAGCTAACCATAAATACGCAGATAAAGAATGTCGTAGATCAATTGACAGCTCTGGTTTGTGCAAATTTAGACGAGAGAAAGGTCTATTTCAAGTGCCTAAAGATCCAGTAACTGGGGAAACCCCCGTATCAGACCCTGAATTGCGTATAG